TACTGCCCAAGCAACGAGTACTACCGCCCAAGCAACGAGTACTACCGCCCAAGCAACGAGTACTACCTCGACACCAACAACTACCACTCAGCTTTATCTGTGGCAGGGAGAGTATGAAGCCTGCACGACTACCGCTCAAGCAACGAGTACTACCGCCCAAGCAACGAGTACTACCGCCCAAGCAACGAGTACTACCGCCCAAGCAACGAGTACTACCTCGACACCAACAACTACCACTCAGCTTTATCTGTGGAAGGGAGAGTATGAAGTTTGCACCACTCCGTCGGCACAGGCATTTATTTCAACAACAACTACTTCATCACCATACCCCCCACCAGACCCCAGCCTTGGAGGAGATATCGGGGAAGCTGGTAAAGCTCTTGATGACTGGGAATATCCTACCGCCACGACTCCGTCTCCTTAGTGTACCCATTTTTATGGGTAATCCTTTTATTTTAAAAAAATTAGCGCACGGCGTATTAAAAAAAAAGCCAAACATCCCAGTTGCAGAACTGAGACAAGGTTTTATATCCCCCTTGGTTTTTGGCGAGAAATACCTTATTAAGGCGGATGGCGCTGCAATCATTACGCTAGAAGGAGGAGAAGGAATCCTTTGGTCAAACGGTGTTGGGAGTAGAGCTATACAAATGCATGATCAAGAATTTATTTTTAGTTTTAAAGTACCGCCTACGGGCATAAAAATATCCTTAAATTCTAATAACCAAGAACTTCATTCCATCTCCTTAAGAGAGGTTCTTAAAATGCCTGATGAAGAAATCATAGTGCTCGAAGACGAGCTTATAAGAAACCATGATTTTTCATCTTCTTCAGATGAATACCTTTTTTTTGAAGACAGCGGAATAAAGAAAAATAAAAAAAAGATTAGATGGGTTGAGGGATATAATAACTATATAGTTAGGGAAGCTATAGAATAATAAGTGTATTTAATATAATGCCACTTCCAATAAAAAAAGACTCAGAAGAAAAAGATGTGTTTATGGATAGATGCATTAGCGACAAGGTCATGAAAAACGAATTTAAAGATATAAAACAGAGAATAGCTGTTTGTTTAACTCAATATAAAAAGAAAGCCAATTAAATGTCTACAATACCTAGTAAAATCAATACCTCCTCAAGCGTAGTTACCGCAACTTCGGGAAGAAAAATATTCATCACTTCAATATTAAAATCCGCAGCACTTACGATAGACGGAGTAAGCCTCGGGACAGTCGGGCCGCTAAACTTGTCTTTTCCGATATCTTGCTCTAGTTTTAACCCTGATTCCGCAGGCCAGATAGCTTATTACGAAAACTAATACCACTAAACTTCATGTTTTTTTATTTGCTAGTATTAATTTGCGCACTTAGCATTTCTGGCACTGGCGCATACTTCAGCATACTTGGGCTTGCGACTATGTTCCCTGGGGCGGCCACTTCAGTTGTCGCAATGGGGGTCGTGTTAGAAGTCGGGAAAATTGTAGCAGCAATCTGGCTACATTTAAACTGGAAGGTCGCAAACAAGCTTGTCAAATACTACTTAACCGCTGCGGTTATTGTTTTAATGTTTATAACGAGCATGGGTATATTTGGTTTTTTGTCCAAAGCCCATATAGAGCATGATTTTCTTACTAGCAAAGAGTCGGCTTCTGTATCAATGATTGAAGAAAAAATACTTAGAGAAGAGCAGTTTATTAAGCGCCAAGAAAGTTACATACAAGACGAGGAAAAGCGCTTAGTTTCGTCCAAAGATATAAACCTAGTAGATATTGAAAGGGAAGAAAAAAGAATTGAACAACTCAATACCCAGCTAAGCAGTAATATAGCGTTTGAGCAAGAAAGGCTTAACCAATTATCTAATCGCCGAAAAGAGTTGGATGATGCTGTTGCAGCTATAGAGGCTCAATCTGGAGGCCTTTTCTCCGCCAAGAAAGACAAGCTTAAAAAGCTACACGAAGTTCAGTTGCCAGAAAGAGAGGGTTTGAACAAAAGCATTACTGATATCGAAGCCCAAATCAAACTTCACCGCCAAAAATCTGACGACCAAATTAAAGAATCTCTTACCAAAATTGCGTCCTTTCAACAAAACAGGGGCGATGGTCACGAAGATGCAAAAGATGAAATAGAAAAATACAATACTGAAATAAACTCCGCAGTAGAACGTATTAGCTCGTTGGAGGTAGAAAAATTATCTTACGACGAAAAGGTTAGAATGTTAGAGGCGGAAGTTGGCCCAGTTAAGTACATAGCAAAGCTTTTTGAGGACCTTGGTTCAAGCGCTGTTCCTCTGGATAAGGCCGTAAGAATGGTGATTATTGTTTTAATTTTTGTATTTGACCCTCTAGCAGTACTCCTTGTTTTAGCTGGAGTTTCTAGCATACATTCGTTATCCAATAAAAAAGAAGTCCTCACCGCCCCCGTTAAATCTACTCCTGTTGCTGCCGATCAAAAAACAGAGAAAAGACTTAATAATATAGAGAAAAAAATGAAAGCTGTTGCGGCGATGGCAGTCTCTAGACAAGGTAAAAAAAAAAGTTAAATAATAATATTATAGCTTTTCATTTATCCCGTAAAGCTTTTCTCCTCGCAAAGCAATCTAAAAAACTATCCAATCAAAACAGGCGGATAACAAATATTCTTCGCAGACATGTTAAGAAAAACACAAATACAGGAAGGTCTAATTTTAAGAAAATTGTTTCCAGTATTAAAAATAAAATAGAAAAGTTTTGACATTATCTCGCTGTAGTGATATATAGTATATAGTTATTTGATATGGGGGCGCACTGGATTCGACTGATATTGGATTTTTGCGTCGCAAGCAGGAGTGGGCTGGCTCCTTAAAAAGCCCAAGGCTTATATAAGTGCCAAATCTAAACTTGTAAATGGTCTGCTTGACCGCTTCAACCCTTCTAAGAGGGTTGCAACCCGTAAGGTTGTTGCTCGCAAGAGCGTTGCTCGTCAGCTGACTGCCGTAGCATAAGCTACCCCTTGCACCTAGGACGCAGATAATAGAATGCGAGGCCGACATCTGCAAAAGCAGAAATAGTTTACTTGTACCACAAACTGTAGCTCACTGAGTATTCGGAGACAAATAAATGAAACAAGAAGTTGGATGTTGATATCTAAACTATAAAAAATATCAACTAAGCTTGTAGAAGCGTAAATTTGAAGATGATCAACACGCGGGTTCGACTCCCGCCGCCTCCAACATTAAAAAAAAAAAAAAAAGAAGCCCGCTATTTATAGTGGACGAGACATAAGGGCAAAATAGTTTTATTTAGTGTAAATATAACATGCCTTTAGGAAATTGCGGATGTAAACCGTGCACACAATGCTCTTGCTCGCCAGGAAGCACTTTAATCTGGGGGGATGGCGTATCTTACGCGGAGGATGATTGTGTATTATCTTCGGACGGCACAAATATATCTACATATTATTGTACACAACCCCACACTTCCTCCGTAGGGAACAGTCCACAGTCTGAGGACGCAGTTCTTTATTGGACTCATTGCAGAATATGTGGCCAAAACTGGACGTTTCTTTATGACTTAGAAACAAGCACAACCCCTTCGCCTTAATTATGATAGTCAATGGATACGATATCGATATTCCTGCAGCAATTACTGGGGCTGGAGGGATCCCCCCGATAACAGCTAATGTTTCTGGTCAATGCGTCTCTTTGAGCTTGGCGGGTGCGGGGACCGAGGCTTCCCCTACTAATATTAGCTGGAATGATTCTGCTGGAAATCTGTTTTACGGAGTAGATTTATGGACTGGGCCCCAGGTCGACGGACAAGACGCAAAAATCAACTCTCGAGTAGTCGATGGCGACATCGTTCAGCATGTATGGGACCCAAACATCAGTTATACTAGCGCTGTAGTAACTGAACTCAATAATTCTGCAGAACAGCTTTCTAAGTTCGGGTATCCAGACTTCAGTAATATGGCCTCATCAGATCTCGCCTGCGAAGGAGGGGTCTATTTACAGGTTAAGTATAGCAGTTTAGGAACTTGCTACTCAAATGGACGTTTAGATGAAGCTGTGTTATGGTTAAAATGTCACATTCCTTATTCTAATTTATCCGAGTCAGATGAACCAGCATCTTGGTCAACTTGGCATGATTGGATTATTGATAGGGCTGCTGTAATTAAGTTGGCCCCGACCATGGCGAGTTGTCACTGGTGGAAGACTGGAGATTATGCTATCAGAGCGGCTCATAGGAATGAGGGTTATGGTTCAGAATGCTATAAAGCTCAGTGGCTTGAATATGATGAGGAACCAGAAGTTCTCAAGGCAGATGCAAGACATAATTCTAGCGGCACCATATGTTGTGATACAGGGATTGGGCTTCCTCTTGATTTGCGAATAGGTTATGTTCCTAATCCCGCTTCAGAAGAAAACATAGGATGTATTTCTATGAGTACGGGAGATTGGTTGATGCACGACTCTTTGTATGGGGGTGGCGAGTCTGCAGAATATCTACAAGAAATCGCCGAGACTAGCTACAAATGCTGCTTAAGGTTTGAGAGTGCCCAACAAATCAGTCAACATGATTATACATACAGTCGTTATAGATTAGAAGATCTTATATCCACGGTTCATGTTGAGCGTTTTGCGGGGGATGTAGATTATACTATATCCAAAAAGGAGAGGTTATCAGAAATGAATTATGGCATATCTGGACAAAGCGAACCATGCGGCCCACTTCATTGGTTTGGGTACAAACCTCATATTATTTATGATGCCGCCGATGGCGCTTGTGCCGAATGTATTGATTCGTTACCTCCCTGTGTATATGCTGCCGAAGATTGCTCCCCCTCTACTACTCCATCTCCACCTACTACCACATCAGGGCCCGTCACTACTACCGCATCCCCGCCAACGACCCCAGCCCCAGCAACCACCACATCAGGACCCGTCACTACTACCGCATCCCCGCCAGTAACCACCACATCAGGGCCCGTCACCACAACTAGCTCAGCAACCTCTACAACCAGTAGTACTCCTTGCCCAGAAGAGTCATGCTATCCATGTTTAGAATTAGTTTTTGATAGCCCTTCTATATATGAGACCGAGTATACTGGAGTTTATAGTTCCGAGTCTGGAGAAGCTGTTATGTATAACTATTGGAGAAGCCCAACTAAAGACGAGATATGGGCTAAGGTTGACGATACTGGCAAATTCTTTGCTTCTAATTTTTACGTACCCGACGGGGATAGTAATCCATGTGGTTATGAATTCTGGAGGCTTTTTGATTTAAGCCAGCACCCAACTGCTCCGCGCGCTAGCAAATATGTTGCTCAGTGTTCTGAAACCCAAAGGGGCTATTGTCCTGACGATGTTATTTGGTCTTTAAGCGGGTCTTCTTTTGACTTGGATTTTGTAAGTTGTTCTACCCCTACAACAACCAGTTCCACCCCTACAACAACTAGTTCTACCCCTACAACAACCAGTTCCACCCCTACAACAACTAGTTCTACCCCTACAACAACTAGTTCTACCCCTACGACAACTAGTGCTGCCCCTACGACAACTAGTGCTGCCCCTACGACAACTAGTGCTGCCCCTACGACAACTAGTGCTGCCCCTACGACAACTAGTGCTGCCCCTTAAGCTAAAAAACGTGTAACATAATGCGTGAGTAAGTTCTTCAAAGGTATTGGGCCAAACCCTTGTGTTATAACTGTGGGTGGCATATGCTATACGCAGATTCAGCCCTCCACTCAGTTCGCAAGCATGAGTGAATACAATCTTTCTACCGCTGACCCTAATTGGTCTAGCGGAGAATCTTGTGATTGCATCTGTGATTTACCTACCACAACTACATCTTCAGCGTTTAGCACTGATCCTCCCGAGAGCACCGATCCTCCCGAGAGCACTGCCATGCCTACTAGCACTACAGCTGCCCCCACCACCAGCACTACAATGGACCCATTTGCTGGGGACCCCAGCGCCACTACTACTACATCTGCTCCAGGAGGCACCACCACTACATCTGCTCCAGGAGGCACCACCACTACATCTGCTCCAGGAGGCACTACCACCACTACTGTTGACCCCTGTGATTGCAGCGGAGAGAAGGCGTATACATCCCATGCAAGCGAGGGATGTGTAAATGCGGCCACGCCTTGGGCTGATGCCAATCCTAAATTTTATATAGACAAGATGTATAGTTATGAGGACAGCTTTGGGGTCTGGAGGGTTTTTCGCCGTACTGGCTGCGGCACTTTCTTAGGGGAAGATACTGGAGGTCGTTATTGCATTCAAGCCGACCTCCCCCCAACCTCAAATGGGCTAAACACAAACGCTTACTGGGAGCACTGCGGTACATTTGTCCCCACAACCGCTCCCCCCACAACTACCGCAGCCCCCACTACCACTCCAAATCCATGCTCCGAATTAAACACTTTACCCTTGTGGTCGGCTGGGACTTATGCCAAATTTGATAAAGTCAAGCATTGTATCGACGGGACCTATCATGCTTGCACGGCTGACTGGGAATTTGAGATAGGTGACGCCCTCAAATTTACTACAGATGAAGAGCCCTCTGCGTCGTCTTCGGATTGGGAGATAGTTAATTGCGAGACTGCTTGCACAACCGCTCCCCCGACAACTACCGCAGGCCCCACTACCACTCCAGGCCCGTGTGCTGAATGTGAAAATCAGGGAGCGCCATGGTCGAAATGCGCGCAGTGTAGTTCGATTGGCGGTGGCGCCATTGGTCCTTATTATTGGTCTAACGACATGTGGTATCAGCCTGGAGATTGTATAGTTTATGGCAGTTATCTATATGTGTGTTTAATTGATCACTTAACAACATTCTCAGTCGGCAGCGTACCGCCTGGAATACCTACGCCATACCCATCCGATACAGATATTCCATTTACTACCGCTCCTTATAATGGGCAGGTATTTTGGTCTCTATGTAGCCCATTTGCTGGACAAGGAGTAGAAATAACAACTACTACAGCACCTTAATTATTTAATTGAGTACTTTTTTAACTGAGAAAAAATATCATTTAAATTAACATACCCAATACGATCAATCGTGATTGACCCTTTCTTATCCCTAATGGATATATTAGACGGGTAATAAGGTTCTACGATTTCTTCTATAAAATCCCACGCCCCATGTTGCTTAAGCCATTTCCAATATATATCTTGTAGGTCTATTGGGCATTCTAGCACGTTTTCGTTTTTTAACATACAATTTGAAAACAATGTCACATCTCTAAAGCACGAGGTGCTGCTTGGCGGCTCAGACAATATAGCACTAATAGATACGATCACATTTCAATATACACTTGTGCAACTTTTTTTATTTAAAAAAGAGTTCTGATCAATAATATACTATATGCCCGAAAGAAAAAAGATCCAAGAAGAGATTGATCAAATTGTCGCAGAGACTAAGAAGCTAGAAGCAGAAACTAGAAAAATCACGGCAGACGCCCTGGCTGCAGAATACTACGCTGGCTTAAGAAAATTAGATCTTGAGAAAAAAGAACAGGACCAAAGAAGGAGGGCTGCGTCAGATAATGAGCACATGCTTTATAGATTTAATACCGTAGTAGACAAGAGCCATGTTTATGAATGCATGTACAAACTAACACAATGGTCACGAAGACATCCTAATTGTAATATTGAAATAGTTTTTTCTTCAGGAGGTGGAAGCATTGTTGATGGCTTTATTCTTTTTGATTTTATCCAAGAGCTGCGGGCGCGCGGGCACAAAGTCACCACGGGTTCTTTAGGGATGGCTGCGTCAATGGCTGGCGTACTTCTTCAGGCGGGAGACGATCGATGGATGGGGCATCAGGCCTGGATGATGATTCATCGCGCGGCTTTTGGAGCTATTGGAAAAACATTTGAAATTGAAGATGAAGTGGCATGGATCAAAAGAATCGAAGATAGAATCCTTGACATCTTTGAGAAAAGGTCAGACCTTACTAGAACAAAAATCAAGAGAAATTGGGACAGGAAGGACTGGTGGATTTCTTCGGACGAAGCCTTAAGCTTAGGTCTTATTGATGAAATTAAAGGGGAGCTATGAGTTTATCAAGACAGGCGTATTGTACTGCTTGGAATAAATACCTAGAGCTTATGGAGTTCTTTGGCGCTTCCAAAAAAGACTATACAATTATAAACCCCCACCTCCTTGATGGTATCAAATCTAAAGGCCCCAAGAGAGATATAAAAACTAATGACGCCAATACATTAGACCAAATTTTAGACTTAATAGACGCCCTCAATTCCCCCGCTCTTTTTATTATAGATCTAAAAAAGGGTGTAGAGGTAGGTTCTATTTTTTCCTCCCTTCAAAACAAGTTAATGAGACTTCATTGTTTTGTTTTTCTTTCAGAAGATGGGTTTGAGGCAGAAGGCGTTCTAAAAGTTCAGTCCGCGTTGAAAAAAGTTACGTTTTATGGGTCTTTAATTTCTTTTGACGAGAACACTATCATAACCTATCCGCAGCAAGAAGTTTCTTGACTTAGGCCTGGGTTTTTTGTATCCTATTGAAATGAGTAAAGAAAAAACAGGAAATTTAATTAGTCAGGATATTGCTGGAGTCAACCGAATACTCCCTCATAAACATAAATTCGCATGGGACCTGTTTCTGAAAGGGTGCGCGAATAATTGGATGCCTACAGAAATTTCAATGCAGGAAGATATCAACCAGTGGAAAAACGGAACAATTTCTGATGATGAAAAGCTTTTAGTTAAAAGATGTTTAGGTTTTTTTGCTGGAAGCGAATCATTGGTTGGAAATAATTTATTGCTTTCTGCTTTTAAATACGTAACAGATCCAGAATGTCGCCAATATATTTTGCGCCAAGCTTTTGAAGAGAGCTTGCACAACCTTACTGTAGTTTATATTTGCGATAGCCTCAGTCTAGATATAGATGAAGTTTTCCGTGCGTATGAAACCATCCCATCAATCAAAGCAAAAGATGATTTCTTGATGGAAATCACTACTGACCTTACTCGTAATGATTTTTCTACAGATAACGAGGGCGGGAAGAAAGAGTTCTTAAAGAATCTTTTTACTTATTATGTAGTGTGCGAAGGTACGTTTTTCTTCTCTGGCTTTGCAATGCTACTTGCATTAGGTAGACAAAATAAGCTTCAAGGAATTTCAGACCAAATTAAATATACTCTTAGGGATGAGAGTATTCATATTAAGTTTGGGATTTATTTAATTAACACCATTACCGAACAAAATCCTGAGATTTGGACGGAAGAAATACAGCAAGAATTTGTCGAGCACATGAAAAAGACTGTTGAGCTGGAAATTTCATATGCAAAAGATGTTCTTCCTACAGGTATTCTAGGTTTGAATGCAGATATGTTTGTAGATTACATGCATTATATTGGAAACAGAAGGCTAGAATCTATCGGCTTGGACTATAGATTTCCATCTGATACAAATCCATTTCCATGGCTAAGTGAAGTTGTTGACACCCAAGCAATGACTAATTTTTTTGAGCGCAGGGTTAGAGAGTACCAACAAAGCGGTTCATTGGAAGACGATTTTTAAAATAATGAAAAAAATTATAGTAACAGGGATAACAGGTCAAGACGGCAGCCACATGGTTGACTATCTCCTTGAAAACACAAGCCACGAAATCTACGGAACAATTCGTCGTCTCAGCGTAAAGAACCACGAAAACATATTGCACCTCAAGAACAATCCCAGGGTTCATATTATCGACATGGATTTAAATGACGCCCATAGTATTAGAGATGTAATTATTAGCGTTCAACCCGATTATTTTATTAATTTTGCGGCGCAAAGCTTCGTTGCGGGGAGTTGGAAATACCCGACACAGACGTTCGATACCGACGCTAACGCAGTTTTGCATATATTAGAATCAATTAGGAGGTTTGCTCCCAAGTGTAGGTTTTATAATGCTGGAAGCAGTGAAGAGTTTGGGGATGTCGCTTATTCTCCTCAAGACGAGAAGCATCCTTTAAGGCCTCAGTCTCCTTATGCGGCTGCGAAGTGTGGGGCAAGACATTTAGTTAGGGTTTATAGAGAAAGTTATGGCCTTTTCGCTATTCAAGGTTGGCTATTTAACCACGAAGGGACAAGGAGAGGCTTAGATTTCGTAACCAGAAAAATCTCTCATGGCGTTGCTCAAATAAAATTATGTATTGAGAATTCCTTTCGCAGGCCTTCTGCCGCGCGCCACCCTTTTCCCGTTTTAGAATTGGGCAATTTAGATGCCTTAAGGGATTGGAGTGATGCAGAAGATTTTATGTCGGGAGTATGGGCGATGCTTAATGCAGTCAAGCCCAAGAATTATGTTCTTGCGAGTGGCGAAATGCATTCGGTTAGAGAGTTTGTAGAGAGATGCCTTTTTGTTGCACAAATAGAATTCATAAGGGAGGGTTCAGGCCAGGACGAGAAGTATTATGCTCTAAGCATTAACGGCGAGGAAGTTCCGCGACCTTTAATAGTCGGAATAAATCCAGAGTTTTATAGACCAGCAGAAGTTCATAAACTTTTGGGAGATCCATCTCTGGCAGAAAAAGAACTGGGCTGGAGAAGGTCTTCCAACTTCAACCAATTGGTCAAAAAGATGTATGACAATGATTACATGTTACTGAATAAACAAATAGTACCTTAACCTATTTGCTGTGTATAAAAATACATGGCAAAGAAAAAATTTTTAGTTACTGGCGGTGCAGGCTTCATTGGAAGCCATGCGGTTGATACATTATTAGATATGGGCCACGATGTAGTTGTGGTTGATAATGAGTGCGCGGCGGAGAATGACAATTTCTTTTGGAGGGATGAGGCCGAGAATCACAAAGTCAATATTATCGACTACGACCGCCTTGAGCCTCTCATGGAAGGGGTTGATTATGTTTTGCATTTTGCGGCGGAGTCTCGCATTCAACCTTCTATTATTGACCCTAGATATGCGATAGAGGTTAATGTAGTTGGTACGGCAAATGTTTTACAGGCTGCTAGAGAAATGGGAGTAAAAAGAGTTATGTATTCTTCTACTTCGGCGGCGTATGGTTTAAAAAATGAGCCTCCCCTAAAAGAGACAATGCCCACGGACTGCCTCAATCCTTATTCGGTCGGCAAAGTTGGAGGCGAAGAGGTATGCAGGATGTATACAAAGCTTTTTGGTTTAGAGACTGTTTGCTTTAGATATTTTAATGTCTACGGAGATCGCAGCCCTACCAAAGGCCAATATGCTCCAGTAGTTGGTTATTTTTTTAAACAAAAGAAAGCTGGCAAGCCAATGACTATTGTTGGGGATGGCGAGCAAAGGAGAGATTATACCCATGTTTCTGATATAGTAAATGCGAATATTCTTGCTGCGCTTAGCGAAGATAAGTCTGTAGTAGGAGAACTTTTTAACGTAGGAACTGGAACAAATCACTCTATTAATGAACTCGTAAAAATTATAGGTGGAGATTCAGTTAATATACCTGCCCGCGAAGGAGAAGCTCGCATAACTCTTGCAGACAATAGCAAGCTAAGAGAAATGTTATCTTGGGAGCCTAAGATTAAATTTGAAGATTGGATAAATCAAAATAAACCCAGATGAGTATTGGCGTAATCGGTCTCGGCTTTGTGGGTTCGGCGGTCGAAAATGGCTTCCAAGGATATTTCACAAGATCTTTTGATAAAAAGCCAGAGCTTTCAAAGCATAGCTTAGAAGAAGTGCTGAAGCAAGATTTTGTATTCATATGCGTCCCCACCCCTATGAAATCGGCAGAAGTAGGCAAGTGCGATTTATCTATTATCGAAAACTGCATTGACGAAATAAACGAAATTGGATCACATTCTATTTTTATTATTAAGTCCACAGTACCCATTGGCTTTACATTGAGAGTACAAAAGGAATATCCTCGTTTAAAATTTGTACATTCCCCTGAGTTCTTAACTGCAATTAATGCGCAAAATGATTTTGAAAACCCCGACAGAAATGTAGTAGGCCATACGGGATCTCTTGCCACGGCCGAGAAGGTTGTTTCTCTTTACAGATCACGCTTCCCTTCTGCACCGTGCTTTTTAATGTCAAGCGATGAGTCTGAGATGACAAAATACATTGCTAATTGTTTTTTAGCCACAAAAGTTAGTTTTTTTAATGAGATGTATGATTTAGTTTGCAAAATGGGGGGCTCCTGGGAATCGGTTTCGGCCGCGATTATTTCAGACGCTCGAATTGGCAAATCCCACTTTAAGGTTCCTGGTCCAGACGGAAGTAGAGGTTTTGGCGGAACTTGCTTTCCTAAAGATATCAATTCTTTGATATATCAAATGCACGACTTATCATTACCTACAGATATGTTAATGTCTGCTTGGACTACAAATTTAAGAGTTAGAGAAGATCATGATTGGCTTTCTGAACCTTCAGCCGTATCAAATAGAGATGAATCTAAAAGTTAGAAATGGTAATTTCTTTAAGACCCACGCCAATCAATACAAGGATTGGATAATTGGACCATTTGTAGGTGACCCAGATTTCAACTCGGAGCATTTTGAATTTAAATTTCAAAAAGGCAAAAAGGGTGAGGCTCGACCACCTAAATCCGCACCCGACCCTAACACTAAGACTCTTCCAATTCTAATATATGGAGAAATCCGCATAGCATTTCATAACGGCACGGACAATGTGTATCTAAGAGAAGAGGGTGATTACGTTTTATTTGAACCTAATGAGCCTCATGAGTTTGAGTTTTTAGAAGATACATTAATTATAACATTGAGGTGGAAAGAATGATTAATCATAAACATAAATTTATTTTTATACACATACCAAAGTGTGGAGGACTTAGTATCGAGTCAGTATTTAATTGGAAGAGCTCCAGGCATGACACCATGGAACTTTATAAAAAATGCAACCCCCACATAGATCTAAACAATTATTACAAATATACATTTGTCAGAAACCCTTGGGACCGTATGGTGTCCTGGTATTATTACCATTGGAATGGTAAGGATTATAGAGGTGCAACGTTTAAGGATTGGTGTAAAAATGGTTTTTTAACGCACTGGAAAGGTGCTGGTTGGAAAAACAAAGATCCCCTTGATTGCCAAGCATGGATAGTTGATAAAAAAGAATATGATTTCATAGGCAAGACTGAAAACCTACAAGAAGGCTTCAACACTGTCTGCGACAAAATTGGAATTCCCCGACAAGAACTTCCTCACAAAAACAAATCAAAGCACAGGCATTATAGCGAATACTACGACGATGAAACCCGCAACATTGTGGCAAAAAAGTACGCAAAAGACATTAAAAGCTTTGGGTATAGATTTGGAGAATAAAAACCTCGTCTATGACTAATCACAAGCATAAATTTATTTTTATACATATACCCAAAACGGGCGGCCACAGTGTTGATAAGTTTTTTTTGGAGAGGTCCATGGTGGATGACACTAAGTGGCATTGCACCTCTAATCAAATAATGAAGTTTGTTGGAGATGAAACTTGGAACTCTTATTTTAGTTTTACCATAGTCAGGAATCCTTGGGACAGAATGGTTTCTGAATATAGCTGGCAGAAAGGGTCGGCGGTTACTCAAATTGCTACTCCATGGGGAAATGACCAAGTTTCTTTTAAAGATTTTTTAAAAATGGTTCAATTATCCCCAAGAAACCATCATGACATGAATCAAATTAGAGCTTTTGATACGTGGTATAGAATGCAAGAGATTAAAGACGGCCATTTAAATACTCAACTTTCATTCATTATTAATGACGATGGAGAAAAAATTATTGATCATATAATTAAATTTGATGCTCTAAATGTGGAGTTCACTAAAACATTAAAAAAGCTTGGACTTAAGGAAGAAAGTCTACCGCATCTTAATAAATCTGATAGAGGTTCTTATGATCAGTATTATGATCAAGAATGCATAGATATAGTAGCAGACAGGTTTAAGGATGACATTGATTATTTTAAATATGATTTCTAATGCTTAAAACTCCTTCCCTCCCAGTCCACATAAGAGACTTTGTTGAAGAGTTTTTTCTTTGTGATGACCAAATACAAAGCTATCTTAAAGATAATGACATAATCGTAACTTCTTTAAGGGTCAACAAAGAACCTGCTTGCATAAGTCGAGTTATTGGTAGGGATAATGGAAAATATAAATTGCTAAAGCCTACCATTTTAATAGGTTTTGAGCCTTATATTGTAGGATCTCATTTAGATGCAGAAAGAAACGGTTTCTCTATAGAGTCTGCGAGAGGTAGTACGGGAGGCATTCCTTTGGGTTTTGGGTTTGATTGCATAAATGGCATTTCTAATAGGAATTTATTTTTAGATAGAAATTTTTTAATTACTACTTGTGATGTCCAGAAAGAATGTCATCACGTTCCCTTCGCATCAATGCACCCACGGCTCTTAGGGGAGGGGAAAACAAAAAGAATTCACTGCAATAACAATCGTCCTTTTTCCGTGGGTTATATGAATAGAACTAAATGTCCCCGCAGAGAATCAATGTTTGATTGTTTAGTAGAAAAAATAGGAGAAAACAAATGCCACGCCTTGGGCGAGAGGCACGGAAGCTACCCTTCTACATTGAAACCTTCTTCAAACCTAAGATCTGGAAATGATTGTTGGTATAATAATGAGCTTTACAAAACATATTCTCAATATGATTTTGTTTTAGCTATGGAAAACACAATTAGCAAGGGTTATGTAACTGAAAAAATATTAAATGCATTTCTGGCGGGCGCAATACCAATTTACTATGGCGATTCTTTGACCAAAGAAATCTTTAACCCTGACTCCTTTATAGACATTACAGACTTCAATTCAATCGAGGATTGCGCAGAATACATTTCGCTTTTAAGCAATCAAGAAATAGAAAAAATGAGATCTCTGAATTTTTTCAAAACCCCCTTAAATGATTTTTTCAACAAAGACTCCCAAGTGTATTCTTTAATCAGAAAAGATATATTAAAAATGACATCATGAATAAAATTAAATTTTTTGTAGTTTATCATAAATCCATTCACGAAGAGGTTTATGATAGTGAGTCTCTAGAAAATATCAAATTCTTTGGGGTAAATGAAAATATTGAAAAATCCCCAATAACAATTTCTAAAGATGTTATCCAAGAAAAAGACCTACCTATTTACGAACCTCGATTTCAGGAGAGAGGTTACAGCGAAACTTCTGCAGCGTGGCATATATACAAAAACGAGATCTATAAAGATTTAGATTATATTGGCTTTGGGCAATACGATCAAGTCATAAAGAGAGATGTATTTGATGAGTTTAATAAAAGATTATCTACCAATAAAAATCCTTGTATTTTTTATTTTAATAAAAAAGATTTAACCACAGACCCTGAATTCAATAAGGTCCCCTACGATTATGTTGTAGATCATTATAATGACTTTTTTGGCACTTCTTTCTCTATGGGCGAACTTAAGAAAAACGCCAAAACTAAAGACTCTTTAATTTTATTTGCTACCTTTATTATACATAAAGATCTATTTGAAAAATTAATGTCATGGATTGAGGTTTTAGTAGACGATATATATCCTTGGGCCAACCTTCCTCCTTGGCCTACTCACCACCCCCACCTAGGAGGTGTTCTAGAAAGGACTTACGGTTTATTTTTTGCTATGGAGCTGCTATCTAACCCGTCAACAGATATTCAACAACTCCCAATACAACATCCTAAAAAATACAAAATCCAAAAACATAGAGGTAGAAGCGTTGCTCTTTCAGACGCTATGGAAGAGCACGACCTAGGAGATACAGAAATATATAAGTTAAATAATATTTTAAAAAATAATCAAAAATGATTTGCCATAAAAATATCAAGTACACCTTTCACGAATGAGAAATATATTAATAAACTTTGCTGATAAAAACTACAGAAATTCTCAAGTTAGAAATTCTGCTTCTGCTTTGATGCATGGATTTGACTCCGTCCACCAGTATTCGCCACAGTCTATTGACGGCAGTTTTTATAGTAAAAATAAATCTATATTAGACCAGAAAAAGGGTTGTGGATACTGGCTATGGAAGCCTTATTTTATATTAAAAAATTTAGAGTTACTCAATAAAGAGGATATTTTATTTTACTCTGACTCTGGAGCAGATATCATAAAAGACTTTTCTCCAATAATAGAAAAAATCAGAAATTCCGAACAAGGAGTTTGTCCTTTTTCTCTTACTGGAAACCATAAAGAATTTCAATATACCAAAAGAGATTTGTTTGTGGCGCTCGATTTAGATAACGAAGAATTCTCTGAAAGCGAACAGGTAATGGCTTCATTTATTGGATTTAGAAAAACTGATTTTTCTATTAACTTTTGCAGGGAGTATTTAAAATACGCCCAAATAGAACAGCTAATCACTGATTCTCCAAGCAAAAAAGAAAATTATAAAGGATTTAAAGATCATCGCCATGATCAATCTATTTTTAGCTTGCTTTGTAAAAAAAACAATCTTCCGCTTATAGGAGATCCTACTCAATGGGGGCAAAGACATAAAGAATTACATCCTAGACACCAATTTATTTGGCATAGAAGAAATAATAATAGCATTAAAGTTGAGCCTAGGGACCTGGAAGGCGTACCTGTAAGATTAATAGTTGGGTAAAAAATTTGATTATATATGAACAAAGCAGACATACTTAAAATAAAAGTATTAAACAATAATTCTATCTATAGGCTATCTGATCTTTTTTGGGGCAGTAACCCTCGCGATGCTGATAGATTACTATCTTGCGGCAAGTACCAAGACTCAATTCTAACGCAATATATTAAAAATAAAAAAAAGTTTAGGGATTGGGACACTTTAGCTGAAATAGTTGAAAAAAAATTAAATTCTAATTCTTTTAAAAAAGCAGCTAAAAGAGAATTAGTGCTTCACGCTAGACTTGGAGATGTTTTTGTCAGCGGAAAGAGTTGGCTAAGAGAGAATAGCAGATCGTTTTATGAAAATCTCGTTAAAGAAATTCCCAGCTGGAGAAACGCCTACGATATAGACAAGGTTACTTGTGTTACGGCTCATCATTTTGGTCACGAGTACCCCCAAAAGTTTGTTGATTCGGCTGTTAAAACAGGCTTTTTATATTTAAGCAAAATTAATAACAAAATAAATCACAACGGCTGGAGTTTTGATTATTTTTCAAACGAAGACTTTGATAAAGATTTGATTTACATGGTTTCTTCTAGCAACTATGTCGCAAGTTATCAACAAGGATTTCATAAATGCGAAAAATTTGGATCTAATCTTGGCATTTCAGATATCATTAATGAACTAAGAACTTTACTAAGTAAATGAAACGCATTATATCATTTTGTTTGTTTGGCGATGAGGCGAAATACTATTTTGGCGCTCTTGAGAATATAAAACTAAGAGACAGGTATTTCAAGGGGTGGGTCTGCCGATTTTATATAGCATCATATTGTGAGGCCCATCCTGTGATATTAAAACTCAAAAAAAAGCATAATGTTGAGATAGAGGTATGTTCCATACCACAAAATAAAGAAAAGCAGATAACGGGGGCTAGATTTTATGCAATTGATGATCCTGATGTTGAGGTAAATATATCGCGAGACACTGATAGTAGACTCTCAAAGAGAGATTCTTGGGCTGTAAATAAATGGCTATTAATGAATACTAATGCAATGACTATCCGAGATCACCCAGGCCACACACAAAAATGGCCTATAATGGCAGGCATGTGTGCGTTTAAATCGAGCGACATTAATTACCGTAATGAATACCAGAAATATACAAAAAACAAAGGGGGATATTATGGCATTGACCAGCTTTTCTTGAGGGACGTAATCTATCCTAAATGCAAAAATGAATTGACAATTTTTGGAGATTTTCAAAAAGACACAATACCGATAAAAATACCTCGGATTGATTATGAATTTATAGGTGACACTTATGATGAGAATAATATACGCAAGCCTGAGTATAAAAGTATATTAAAAAGACATATTGATAACCAATGAAAAGCTTATTGGTTTCAGTTAATTATTCCGATTACTTGGATTATATATTACCATATAACTCCTTAATTTTTGATGAGATAATAGTGGTCACTATTAAGTCCGATATTGACTGCCAAAGAGTTTGCGATAAACATAAAACTGTAAAATGTATAGTTGTAGAAGACTCTTTAATCAAATACAACAATGCAGCCTTTAATAAAGGTAGGCTTGTGAACGAGGGGATGTCTTATTTGGAAGGCGAAAACTACCAAGGATTTTTATGCCTAACAGACAGCGATGTTATTTTTAATAATTTCAACGCCAGATTCAACCATCATATTGATAAATTAAATTCTATTGGAATTGATACTCGTCAAGTTCTTATGGGTATGGCTAGATATATAATAGAAAAGCAAGAAAACTTTTTATTATGGCAAAAAAATCCTCACCAAGAACATGATTTCCTGAAAAGGTTGCCATTGGGCAAGGAGAGAACGCTATTGGGTTACGCGCAGATATTTTACTTTGATCACTTAGATGAATACAGAGACCACAATAACCAGCCTATATGGACGCAAGATCTCCATTGCGTGAATGCACAAATTGTTGACTCAAAATTTATAGGTAAATTTCAAAATAGAGCGAAACAATCTTTAAATTGGAGGGATAGAGTTACTCAAGACGCCGATGAGTATATTTATGAATTTATAAAATATGGAGACAAAGAAGGTTTAGAGTATGGTGTACATATAGAAGATAAGGAGATGTTTTGCCTTCATATTGGAGAGACTTGGTTAAATAGAGATGGAAGAGTAACAGATAAATGGATATGAAAAAGAAGATAAAAATTTATACCCCCATGCAAGGAGCCACCTCCGAAGAAAACGCACAAATATTGCAGCCAGGCATAGCTAATAGCGACTTGTGTGAGTTAGTGAAATTACCAGATCAAGTTCGCACCCTAGACAACCCCGATGGCCCCTACATAAAAGCCGCTCCCCAAACCGCTGGTAGGCCAAAAGATGTAGACTTGATGATACTGCACGGCTGCATGCAGCCAGATCAGGCCATTGTTTGGAGAGAGCAGTACCCTGATGTTCCTGCAATTATTATGGATTACAAGGACGAGCTCGAATTATATCATCCCAAGGCGCGAGTTTTGGGGCATTTCAAAAGAAACATGGCGATTAGAAAATGGGGGAAGCCCTTGGGGGTGCAAGACTACTCTCCCCATGTAGTGCATTTTTCTCCTTATTGTGTGAGAGAAGATATTGTAGAAGAGTTTGAGAAACATAAAGGCAAGCCTAGAGATATGGATGTTTGTTGCTTCTTTGAGTCTAACGATGATAATTGGAGTCAGCATATTCCTATGCATTATCAAAGGGGTGGGGCATTAAGGGAAATGGTTGAAAGGCACCTGGGTTGGTGTGGAACTAGGCGTCTTATAGCTTCTGCACTAAAGGCTGCTCAAAAATGGTACGGTTGTGGTTACAATTTGCATGTTGGTAAAACTGGAGGGGGTCAAACCGATGGGCGCCGCACCCCTCAGGAAGACTATTGCAGGTTAATGGCAACCACTAAAATTATTGTCACTGCTACCCCTGACGGCTGGGAAGGAGACTATAGGCTAATGGAAGCTATGAGTAGCGGAGCTTTAGTTCTTCATAACCGCATGATATTACCTCCAGTGGGTTTAGTAGATGGAGAGCATTGGATTGTTTATGATGATCATATTGATATGCTCGAAAAAGTTTATTACTACATGACGAACCAAGATGCAGCCAAGGCAATTGGGGAGGCGGGCAAGAAGTATGTAATGGAAAATCACCGACCCCACCATAGAGTAGAGTCTTGGCTAAGAACAGTTAATATTCTATAGTTGTACCAGTGAATATTATACTTAATAGATGCATGCGTACTGCAGGTAGCGCCCTAAGCAATATATTCAGAGAGCTTGATGCGCGTAATGCTATCAGCTTTTTTGATTGCAGGCATTTACCTTATGAGAAATCTAAATTAAAAAACAGTTCAATATGGAATCAATCCTATAAAATTTGTACAGTTAGAAACCCTTACGTTAACACAATTTCTTTGTATTTTAGAATATCCAAACACCACAATACCTCTTCTATATCTAACTTAAATAAAGATCAAAAAGAAGAATTCAAGAGTGATTTAAAAAAACACATTTATTCTAACGATGGAAACAATACATTAACGCAAGAAATCAAGAGGCAGCATGATATCATTTTTAATGAATCTGGAAACTTATGGGCGGATTTTATTTTTAGATTTGAAGATGGAATAAGCGGAGTGAATAAAATCTTAGAAGAGTTAAATTTAATGGAAGAAGCGGAAGCGTGCAAGCATTATTCATTTTTCATTAAAGAAAATAATAAAAAACCATCTATCGATATAGATGAATGGCTAGATAAGAACACAAAGAACTTAGTCTATAATTTAAGAAAAAAAGAATTTGAAAATTTTAACTATTGTATTTAAAAGATGGTGGACGTTATAGGCATAACTGTTTGTGTTAATTATGGAGCATTACTCAAAATAGCCCTAGAAGTAAATTCATCAATACTTAAACACATCTATGTCATAACCAAGGAAGATGATTTAGAAACAATTGAAGTCTGTAAAAAATACAATAATGTTGAGGTTCTTTATCATGATTTTAAAGTTGGAATGGGATGGTTTGATGTTCATCAAAAAAGATTTGAGAATGGCCAGATGAATCAGCCTCCTGATTCCCGCAAAGAATACTGGCCTAAGTTCTTAGAAAATGCTAACTCAAAAGCCTTTAACAAGGGTTCAGGTCTTAGAATCGGACAAGAAAGAGGGGCAAAAGATTTTCCTAATGCGTTTCAATTAATTTTAGATTGCGACATAGTTCTTTCAGAAGGTTTGCCGATTACAGATGATGATTTAGAATCCGATGTTTTGTATACCCCGTCCTCAAGGAAAGACTTCCTCTCGCTTAAGGACTTCAAATCTATGGAAAGATTTTCTTTTTATGGAACGCCGAAATCTGGCTGGGGCTTTTTTCAGCTCTACAAACCCTCCTCAGAGGAGGCTAGAGTGCTTTATGACGAGTGGCACTCTGCTGCGCAGAACGATGTTTGGTTTAGGGATGATATCATTAATAAAGATTTCTCTAAACTTAGAACTTTAGATCTTTCGGTTTCTCATTTAGGGCAAAAAGGAGAATCTAAATTTGAGCAAGACTATCAATTTTTAATAAATGAATAGTTTTTCACGAGCCGACTTAAATGGCATTCAATTCGAATTTTAAACATGATAATATCACATAAACATAAATTTATATTTGTTAAGACCCATAAGACATCAACGCAAACCTTTATGAAGTTTATTAAACCTCATTTAGGTTCTGATGACGTAATGGCAGGAGACCCTTCCAACGAAGTCAACGAGGATACTAAAGTTAATGTAGACAAGGTTTTTGAAGATACAGGTAAATCAGCGCTTGCCTATCAAGAGAAGTACGGCAACCATCTTCCATGGTTTATCATTAAAGAAATAGTGGGTAATGAAATATGGGATTCTTATACTAAATTCACTATCGAGAGAAGTCCCAAAGACAGAATGGTTTCTTTGTTTTGTTTTTTAAATTCTATCCTGATTAAACCTGGGCTGTTTTTGCCCTCACCTGAGCTAAGATCCAGAACAAAGGGTCCAGAAATGAAAGAGATGCTTTCCCAAAGTCTTCTGGGGTTATATCCCGAAGAAATCAGATCTTATTTTGAGGACTGGGCTTTGCTACAATTATCTGCAGAGGAGCTGCCTCTAACAGATCATGATACATATGGTGTTGCCGCCTTAGAAAAAGAACGGGCAATATATAAAAAACAAAATCAAAAATTAGGATTTAAATTATATGACATTGACAAAGAAGAGGTTGCCTTCACGCCTCCCAGTGGCATAGCTCACAGTAGATTTCCTTACTTATCTAATCCAGATATATATATTCGCATGGAGCCATTTGTCAAACATCAAAACACGGAGGGCCAGTGTAGGTTCTTAAATTATGGGTATTATTATGACGGGAAAGATCTAGCCGTAGACAATATCATTGATTTTAAACATGTCGCAGACAACATTGGTAAGTTTTTTAAGAATAATTCTATAAATATAAAATGCAACAAATCAATATATGATTCCAACTCGCAAAACGTTCATTATAGAAAAAATACCAATGCCAAATCTAAAGATTGGTGGTTTGATGGTGCTAGAGGTTCGCAGATCAACGGCGTTATAGAAAAAAAGTTTAAATTATTAAGTGGCTTGATTGAATTGTAGCCTTTGTTTGTGTATCTATTTTTGGATATGGAAAATAAAGAATTTACAATTAATGTTTGCTCCTTTATGGGCAGGGAATCTAATATAAAAATCCTTCACCAATATATTGAGGAAGGCTTAAGGATCGGGTCGATCGATAAGTATTACATGATAGACATGACCCGAAACAAATCGGATCATAATTTCATTTGGAGCGAGTGCCAGAGACTGAATAAAACTTACCCAGACAGGGTGTTTGTCTCAAACAGAGAAGAGCGTGGAAAGCAGATACAAGATGGAACAGTAATGGACAGCGTTGGTTATTGGGCTCCGTTTTATAAATTCATGGGCACCTTTAAAGACAATGATGTCATCATAAAGCTTGATGACGACACTCTTTTTCTTGACGTAGAGACTCTTCGTTCCGCCGCACAGTTAAGGTGGGAAAATAAAGATCCAATCATAATGCATTCTAATTGCATCAACAATGGAATGACCGCTTTTCATCAGGCAAAGAAAGGCATGTGGAATTTCCCCGACAAGGAGATTGAAATGTATCCTCCGTGCGGTTTGACTGGCCCCCTTTTTGCTCACCCAAAAATCGCATGCAAATGCCATAAGCAATTTATATCAGACCTCATTAGGAACCCTAACAGCCTAGAATCTTACAAATTAAAAGAAAATATTTATTTTAATGCCCGAGTCTCAATTAACTGCATATTCATGCTTGGTTCCGATAGGAAGCATTTTATTAACATTGATGCACAAGACGAGTACATTACCAGTTCTAAATTAGGCCAAGAGCTTGACAGGCCCAATATGATAATTGGGGATTTTATAACCGCACATCATACCTACGGTGTGCAGGAGCCAGTAATGGAAGACGAGGGAACCTTCGAGTTGTACGAAAATCTTGCAAAAAATTGGTTTAAAAACGATGTGGAGAGAATTAATAAAGAAATTACTAATTCATTTGGATCTGCTACTCCCATTAAGTTTAATAATGCATACATAAATAGATCGTGGGTTGATGAGAACTCTTTTGTTATTCAAAATGCTCGAAGCAAAAAATACATGACCCTAACATATGATGTTCAAGAGAGAAAAGATCCCAAAACCAAAAAGGGGAATGGCGTACTCTTTCTGAGAACGGTATTGTCTGGATCAGACAATGACAAGTATGCATTCAATATGGATTCAAATATTTATACATGCACAGAGCTCCTAAAAACAACTAACCCCAACAAAGAAAACCCTCAGTTTATGGCGTTTTATGTGAGCCGTTTTTTTCAACAGAATTATACAAAAAACGGAGTAAAGTTACATGAGCAGCAGGATGGGACGTGTTTAATTGAATCGAAGTCGGACCCAGGAATGTTTTTATTCTCCAAGGAGGATGACGACGCTGGACAGGTGTTATATTTCTTTCGAAAAAAAGAAGATGGATTTGAACCAGATAGCTGGAACTTTATAAGCATGAAAGACAGGGCTAATGAAATTTTTATATCCAATATCATTAGAAAAGATTTAGGCAAGTATGAAAACGACCCTACCTACGCGGAAGCAGTTTGCGACAAGGACTTTCCAAAAATGATCACTCCTCGTGGTTTTTATTGGACTGTTAGGGGTCATTTATGGGAGTTTATCCAGCTAGATAATGGAAATTATCATATCAAATGTATTGATGACGAAAGAAAATCTGTTTGGTTGTCTAATTTAGGCAGCATAGCCAAGACCACGGATACCCCCCGTAACCAATGGAAGCTTCATAAGGCTGGGGGTAAGCACAAGATACAAGAAGTTAGTAGTGGTTTATTTTTAAAGGTCCATGATTCTGGCGCCTTAGTGCTGGATGGAGGCGCAACGCTTTTTACTTTGTCTCTATAATGAAAATTAATATAATTGGGTGCGGGCTATCTGGAGTGACGGCAGCGATCCTTCTAAAAGAGCAGGGCCATCAAGTAGAGATATTTGAGCTAAGAGACCATATCGGCGGCAACTGTTATGACTCAAAGATTAATGGAGTAACTGTTCATAAGTATGGGTCACATATTTTTCATACAAACGATGAGGATGTGTGGTCATTTTTAAATAGGTATACTAAGTTTAATAGTTATGTCCATAGGGTGCGAGCCAATACAAAAAATGGATTAATTTCTATCCCCTTTAGCAAAAAAACGGCAGGAGAATTAGGGGAAGATTTATCTCCTAAGGAAATTCAAGACCTTCTTTTTAAAGAATATTCGGAGAGACATTGGGGTGTCAAGTGGGAAGATTTACCTAAATCCATAACAGGAAGAGTGCCAAATAAAAGAGATGACTTTGATGATCGATATTTTACTGACAAGTATCAAGGCATTCCAGAAAAAGGTTATACAGAAATGTTTCACTCCATGCTTGATGGGATAAAAGTTAACCTAGGTGTTGAGCGGGGTGCGTGGAGGAAATTAAAGTGTGATAAGTTAATCTGGACTGGTAAAATTAGCGAATATTTCAATCTAGAATTTGGTAAATTGCCATACCGATCACTAAGGTTTCAGCATTTTTATACAAAAAAGAGTGATGATTTTTCTTGGGAGAAAGGTGCGGTCATTAATGAGTGTAATAAGCAGCCCTTTAATCGCACAATGGATAGTAGCGTATATTTAAACGAACAGGTTGACGAAACAGTATTAACCAGAGATTTCCCCGAAGAACACAACGAATACAATGAAGCTATTTACCCTAAGAATTTTGGATCTGCTAAGCATATATATTCAAAATACAAGATCGCAGCAGAAGCAGATAAAAACACCATTTTTCTTGGCAGGTTGGCTACTTATAAATATTTAGACATGTGGATGGCCGTGAAGCAGGTCATGACCAAACTTCGTTAAATTTTTCTTGACAGATATACATGCCTAGTATATCCTGGAGCAATGTCAAAAAAATGCTTAAACAAAAGGCAGATTATTCAAAAACATATTAACGAACCTACGACAGCCAAAAGACCTTTTTGGAAAAAAGAAATGACTCTTCTAAATAGATTTCTTGAAGAGTTCCCTGATCAATGTTTTTGGAGCGATGTTAACTTTGGGCAAAAGTTTGACAGTCTAGCTATACTTGCTAGCCCGAACTGGAAAAAACTTGTAAAACGCAAATTTTTAGATTATAATTACAAAATTCCCAAACCAACTCAACACGAATTATCCCCCACAAAAATAGGAAAAGATGCAAACATCGGAAGAAGAAAAAGAACAATCAAAGACTTTTTGTCAGAAAGATATGAGTAAAACATTAAATAATATTAAAGCGTTTCTTGATGACAAGAACAACAAAAGGTTTCATTATAATGACCACGAAGAGCTGGACTATAAGATACCAACTGGGAGTTTAAATTTAGATCTTGCGTTGGACGGCGGCCTACCTGCTGGAGTGCATAGGTTTACGGGAGTGAATGAGGGGGGAAAGACATCTTGCGCCATGGCTATAGCCAAACGATTTCAAGATCATTTTGGAGACAAAGGCATGGTTGTTTATATAAAGAGCGAAGGGAGGCTGGGGCCAGAGATGATAAGAAGGTCGGGACTAGACGCTTCTGAAAATAAATTTTTTAAATTTGACTGCAATGTATTCGAAAAGGTATTTGAATTAATTCGCATGCTTGTAATGGACAATGAAGAGGAAAAGAAATATTTATTTATAGTTGATAGCGTCGATGCTTTATGTCGTCAGAATGATTACGACAAGCCTTTTGAAGATAGCGAACAAGTCGCTGGAGGCGCCCTTATAACTTCTGTTTTCTTAAAAAAAATGGTACTCCCAATACTTAAGTTGAACCACATGATGATTTTAACATCCCAGGTTAGGGTGGAGGTTGCTACAAATCCTTATGCTGCAAGAGGCGGCCCAAAAACAAAGCAGGCTGGAGGGAACGCAATAAAACATTATGCTAACTTTATTTTAGAGTTTCAAGAGCGCTATAACAACGATATTATATTTGAAAATCCTAGTGCAGCAAAACTTGAAGACAAGGGCAATCCAATTGGCCACATATGCAAGGTAGTTTTTCGCAAAAGTGTTAATGAACGCACGGGAGCAATGGTAAGATATCCAATTAGATACGGAAGGACCAATGGAACTTCTGTTTGGCTAGAAAAAGAGGTCATTGAGATGTCTTATTTGTGGGGATTCTTGGAGAAAAAAGGAGCTTGGATTTCCTTAGACAAAGAAGTTGCAGATAAATGCTCTCAAGCGGGAATTGAATTTGTTGAAAAAATACAAGGAGAGCCTAAGTTGATTGATTATTTAGAAAATAATGCTCCGTTTAGAGATTTTTTATTAGAATTGATCACCGAAGAAGTTGCATCCCTCAGATGAGGTTCGTTACGCTTGGCGGGGCCGCTCGATCCGTAATTAATCCTAAGAAATATCTTATTAATTGGGACGGGAAAAGCAGAAGCAAGATACAAAAAGCCACAAAGTCTTTTTTAAAAGAATATTGGTTTAGTCATGTTGTATTTGAAGAGTTCCCAGTAGCGGGTTCCAGGCTATCGTTAGATTTTTACAACGCCAATAAAAAAATAGCTATTGAAGTTCAGGGGGCTCAGCACCGAAAGTATACGCCTTTTTTCCATGGCAACAATAAATATAATTATATAAACCAGCTCAGAAGAGACCAGAACAAACTAAAATTTTGTGAACTAAACCATATACAACTCGTAGAGATTTACGACAGGAGGGAACTCACTCTGGATTTTTTTAAAAATGTCGGTATCTCTTTGTAAAAGTGTATTACATAATAAGTCTATGAACTTTGATCCTAATAATATCCCTAGCTTTGAAATGCCCCAACAGATCTTTGATAAGATCTACGATTTCTCTAGTGCGTCCGAGGTCTCTCGCGGAGTCCTGATTGCATATCTTCTTCAAGATGGCTCCCCTATAATATACGCTAGGTATGGCAGTCGTATTGTAGAATTTGGATTAAGAAAAGCTATGGAATCTTATCTGGAAGAAGTAGAAGCTTCTAGCTCGGTTACAGGCATCGATATAGATAATGGAGACGGTCTCGAGGGATTATAATCCTTGACACATACCCATTTTTAATATACTATTAGATCATGATTGAATCTAAAGAGCTTGAAAGGCATCTTTTGGCTGGGCTTATTAAACACCCAGAAATGTACGCAGAAATTGCTCCGTTTATTTCTGAAGACGACTTCTCTACAGAAGCGAGTCAAGTTCATGCCACTATATTCAAAATATTAAGAAACTGTATTGACAAAGGAGTACAGGTAGACGAAGTGGTTCTTGCGCAGAAGGTTAAAGATTTTAATATATCTTTTGAGGACAATATTGATATTTCTCAATACATTGCTTCTTTGGGCTTGAGAAAAATATCAGAAAAGGGAGTAACCAATTCAGCTCAAGAACTTAAAAAGATTAGCGTAAGAAGGTCTATTTACGCTTCCGCTGTAGAAGTAGCCAAGAAAATGAAAAGTCTGGGATCGAACCATTCTTTTGACGACATTATTAGCGCTGCGGACAACATTTATAATAAACAGATAGATCTTTACCATGTAAACGACGCACCCCAAAATATTTATGCGTCAATGGAAGAGGTCATTGAAGAGCGCGGAGATAATCCAAAGGAAGAATTTGGTTTCATGGGCCCCTATAAAAGGGTGAATGAATTGTATGGTTCTCTTTTGAGGCCAGGAAATATCTCTGTTATTGTCGCTCGTTCTGGAGTGGGAAAGACTACCTTTTGCTTGGATTTTATAAGCAAGGTTTCTCGAAAATACAACAACGTTCCTGTCTTACACTTTGATAATGGAGAAATGTCCCAAGAAGAGATTACAATGAGGCAATGTTCAGCCTTGTCAAAAGTTCCAATACATTATCTCGAGAGCGGCATGTGGAGGAATAATCAAGATTTTGTCAAGCGAATTAGAGACGTTTGGAAAATTATTAAAGATTTTAAGTTCCATTATTATAATGTCGCTGGGCTCTCAGTTGATGAAATGGCTAATGTTTTACGTCGTTTTTATTATTCGAACGTTGGAAGAGGAAAAAATATGATATTTAGTTTTGATTATATTAAGACTACTGAGCAGACTCAAAATAGAAATAGTTCTGAGTGGCAAGTCGTGGGAGATATGGTCACTAAATTTAAAAACGTTATCCAAAAGGAGATTTTGGGTGACGATGGCCCTGTTATTTCAATGATGACCAGCGTTCAAAGCAACAGGCATGGAATTACAACTAATCGTCGCGCAGAAAACGTGGTTGATGACGAGAGCGTAGTTTCCTTGTCGGATAGGATAATACAGTTTTGTTCTCACATGTTTCATTTAAGAAGAAAAACCTTAGACCAAATACAAGAAGAACCAGATGGATTTGGTTCGCACCAATTATCTTGTCTAAAATCAAGGCATTTGGGTTCAGATTACCAAAGAGCAGTTCAGCCAGTAGAACTGCCTGATGGATCTAAAAGAAATAATTATATCAATTTGGAAATTGATAATTTCTCTATTGAGGAGAGGGGTGATTTAGTAGATATGGTAGAAGCTTTGAATTTTAATGATGTGTCGCCTCAAGAAAATTTCATAGACAATCTCCCAGACGAATTATAATGTCAGGCACAGTAAAAGAAGTGCTCGAGTCCTTGGGTTATAAATTAAAGGATAGAGGGGCGTATTGGCAAGCGACTGCCATATATAGGGACGGAGATAATCAGACAGCATTACAAATTTATAAAGATACGGGAGTATGGAGGGATTATGTTGACAGGGATGGTAGTAATAACAATCCTTATTCAAGGTTCGAATTATTGGTTCAAAAAACTTTAGGAACCAGTAACCCATATACAATTAAGAAATATTTAAAAGATTCTAATTTAGGCGATTTAAAAAAAAAGCGCAGCAACCTCGAAGGAAAGATAGAGATGGAAGAGATATACGACATTAGTATTTTAGATAAGCTGCTCCCGCATTATAAGTTTTATAATAACAGGGGGATCTCAGACACTACTTTAAAGTTTTTTTTGGGTGGGTTTGCAACGTATGGGCAAATGAACAAGAGGTTTGTATTCCCTATTATTAATATACATGGCCAGATACACGGGTTTGCTGGCAGGGATATGATTGACGGAGAGAACAGGCCCAAATGGAAGCATGTAGGAAGAAAATCTAATTGGATTTATCCTGCCCATTTAAAGTTTCGTACAGGTGAGTCAGTATCAGATATTATTTCTCAGAAAGATTCGGTAATTCTTGTGGAAAGTATTGGAGATCTTTTATCCTTGCATGAACATGGAATCAAAAATGTTTTGGTAACGTTCGGCCTAGACATTTCTCCGTCCTTGATCTGTTTTCTTTCGGGAATAGGCTTGAATAAGATTACCTTATCTTTCAACAATGATAGCTCTAAAGAAGATAACAGAGGATTAAATGCATGCATTAAGAATTATCTTAAGCTATTGGGGCATTTTGACCCGAATGTTTTGCAGATATGCCTGCCAGTCAAAAATGACTTCGGAGATATGGATGAAGATCATTTTGTTACGTGGAAAAATAAGGCTAAAGAGTTAGATATAGAAGCGCAAAAAAACTATATCATTAAGTCGGCCAAGCTTCTTTTTAAAAAAGGTCGGTTGTCTAAAAACATAATGAAGAACCTTAAATATATTAATGAATAAAGAAGAACTTACCCCTTTGTCTGCCAGTCGAATTAAGACTGCCCAAACATGTAGCTGGACTTACTTTTCTAAGTACGTTTTAAAGCTTCCAGAGTCAACCAATGAGGGAGCATCTAAAGGATGGATTTGTCATCTTATATTTGAGCTTCTTGGCGCAGACAAGCACGCTTCCCACCTTAAAAAAATCTTGGACTCGGGTACGATTTATGCTTCAGGCCCCATAGCTAGATTAGTGTCTATTTATGCAGGTAGATTGGACATCAATTATCCAGAAGCCTTGGAGGATATGGATGAGATGACTTTAAAAGGTTTAAAGTATGATTTTTTTGGAGATACCGAACAAGTACCTAAGGAGGCTATATCCGAAAAGGATTTTGACCTTACGGTAAAAAAAGACGGGAAGCACTATCGGATTAAAGGTTTTATTGATAAATTATTTTTATATAATAAACACGCGGTAATAAGAGATTTCAAGACAAGCAAACAGGTATTTAAAGGGAAAGATGCTACGGATAATTTGCAAGACCTAATGTATTCCTTAGCAGTAAAACAGATGTATCCTAAATACAAAAAAAGATTTTCTGAATTTTTATTTTTGAGATTTCCTTTGGGAAAAGATTTGGTAGGAGCTACAGGCAAGGGGCTACTTCAAATGAACGAACTAGAAGATGAAGAGCTTGAGGGGTTTGAGTATCACCTAACAGAAATAAATAAATATTTAAATGATTTTACGGACGCAAAAGCCCGCGTGGGATTTGCTGCAACAAAGCCTTACCCTAAAGACGGTTCCTTTGGCGGCCCCTTGTCTTGCGGTAGAGAGGGTTTTAAAAAGTTTAGAGGAGAGCCTTTATTGGATCAGGATGGCAACAAGATACCTGCGTATATTTGTCCTTTCAGGAGGCCTATGGATTATTATGTTTTAATTAATAAAGACGAGAAGATAAAAGCTTCGGCCTTCAAGGAGAAGCGTATTGATTTAGAAAAAATACAAAAAGATGGAGATACAATAGAATTAAGATCGTATAAGGGTTGCCCTCATTGGAATAAAAAGGATGAGTTTGATTTTTGAGTTGACTGCATTGATTGTAAGTGTTATTCTGTATTGATGATCCCTTTATTTAAATCACACTACTCCATAGGCAAAAGCATTTTAACTTTTGAGGAACCTTCAGAAAAAACAAAAAACCGAAGCATACTTTCTATTGCCAAAGATGCGGACTTAAAGGATATCGTCTTAGTAGAAGACTCCTTGATAGGTTTTCTAGAAGCACGCGACGGGGCAAGAGATCATGGCCTTAATCTTAGGTTCGGGCTAAGAATCTCCATGTCTAACGAGGAATCAAAAGATTCGTCGTGCGTTCACAAAATAGTAATTTTTGCTAAAAATTCTTTAGGATGCAGGCTTTTAAATAAAATTTACACAAACGCTTTTACGATCGGCGGAGGCGTTCTTTCGGAGGAATACTTGAAGGATATTTGGGATGACTCTGCGTTAAAACTTGCCATACCTTTTTACGATTCTTTTATTTTTAATAATGCAATGTCATTTTCTAGTTGCACCCCCGACTTTTCTTTTGCTGATCCTATTTTTTTTACAGAAAATAATAATTTACCCTTTGACGGCTTAATTGAAGACGAGGTTGATGCTTATTGCGACAGGAACTGTCACTCAATATTAGAAACAAAAAGCATTTTCTACAAAGCTAAAAAAGACTTCTCTGCATATCAAACGTACAAATGCATCTGCAACAGGACGTTCAAGACCAGGGATTTAACGGTGCCCAATTTTGACCACCAAGGGAGTGATTCCTTTTGTTTTGAGGAATGGTTACCTACGAACGAAAAAAAATAAAAACGGGAGCCAGTAGTCAGTGGACGATATATGGATGCGACTAGCTTTCGTCAACCAGTGTAGCGTCATCCATAATATTGTAGTAGAATGTAGTCTGATAATACCTCGTCAGGTAACTAGATTGATAAGTACTCCAATCAGATACAGTTTCTGTAAAATAAGATGGCTTATTAAAATCGTCGGGATTGGAAGTGCCAGTTGCAACACCTGTCGTAAAATAGTGGTAGCTTTCCTGAATTCCCCTCATCAATGTCCTGTAGTCTCCTGTAGCTTCTGCTTCAGTTATCGTGCTCCCCCCATATCGAATAGATGCTAAAGGAATGGTTAAATCGGTGCCATCAATACCTATGCCATTAAATACTCCGCTGGATGATACATTAATACTCATATTGCAAATATATACACGTAAAATTTATAGCTTCCGTTTTTTATTGACTATTTATTCATTATCTAGTATGCTACACAACATGAAAGATGAACTTTTACGTTTTAAGAAAAACCAAAAATACATGGTATTCGATTTTGAGACTTGTAACTTAAATCTATGCAGTCTAAATAACAAGCCCTGGCAAGCTGGGTTTATCATCTGTAAGGGGGACGAAGTGATTGAGGAATTTGATTTTTTAATTAAGTGGGACAGTTTGGACATTTCTGCGGACGCGGCGAAAATCACAGGCTTCAACAGAAAGAGATATGAAAAAAATGCACAAGACCCAGAAGAAGTTTTGGGAGTTATAGAAAAATATCTATATGACCCCCAATACATAAAAATGGGACACAACTTATTGGGCTTCGATGTTTATATACATTCTATTTTTAGAAAGCTTTTAAACAAAAAGCCAGACTACTCTTATCTTGGAGACTTAATTGACACGCTATGCGTTGCTAAAGCTATACACAAAGGGATTAAGGCGGCCAAGGGTAATTTTTTATCGTGGCAATACAAGTTATGTTCCTTTAGGGAGCGCGGCATGAAAGCTAGCATTACGGCACTATGCAAACGCTATGACTTAGATTTCGATCCAAGCAAACTGCACGATGCAATTTATGACGTAAAGATGAATTACGAAATCTTTCGTCGCCAACTATGGGAGATAGAATTATGAATTTTTTTAAAGGTTTTTCAGATTACGAAGAGGCTTGCCCACCAGGCGTGCGTTTGCCAGAAATTAAAATTGAACAGCGTTTTTATGACAAATTCAACATAAAATCCCCAATCTCTAATTTTGATTTTTTAAAAAGGTTATGTTGGGAAGGGATTAAGGATAGGGGAATAGACCATTTCGAAAACAAAGATAAATATTACAAAAGGACAAAAGAAGAGTTAGATATACTTCAGGACCTTGGGTTTGTGGATTATATTTTATTAAATTGGGATGTTCATAATTTTTGCGCCGAGAAGAACATCCCCACAGGACCAGGACGAGGTTCAGCAGCAGGGTCTTTGGTTTTATATCTAATTGATGTAACAAACATTGATCCCGTGAGATATGATTTATATTTCGAGAGGTTTGTTAGCAAGAGTAGGGCGAAGAAGATAGAGGGCAAGGATGGGGTTACGTATTTAGATGGTTCATTATTAGCAGATATAGACAACGACATTTCTTACGAAAGGAGGCAGGATGTTGTTAAATTTATTGAGAATAGGTACCCATCAAGAACTTGTAATATTTTAACGCTAAACACCTTAAGCAGCAAGCTTTGCATTAAAGAATGCGGCAAGATTGTAGGCTTGTATTCCGAGCAGGATGTCAATGCGGTTAGTGATTTTATTCCCAAAAAGTTTGGCAAGGTTGCCTCTTTAATCGATTCAGTACTTGAAAGCGAAAAGTTTGAAGAATGGGTTTCTAAAAACACCCATATTTATGAGGTCGCCCAAAAGCTAGAGGGCTTGAACAAAAACACAGGAGTTCACCCTTCAGGCATTGCAATTTCTTACGACAAGCTTGAGGATATTTGCCCGCTTCAAAGCACTGGAGATGGTGGATTGGTAAGTGGTTACGACATGAATTGGGTGGCCGAGCTTATGGTTAAGTTTGACATATTAGGATTAAGAACGTTAAGTGTTATTTATGATGTATGCCAGAGCCTTGACTTATCTGTAGATCAAATACCATTGGGAGAGTCTTCTTCGTTTGCTCCATTATCTAAGGATTTCAATTGTCCGCATGGCCTTTTTCAGATTGAGGCAGATGTAAACTTTAAAGTATGCAAAAAGGTTGGTCCAAAAACTTTAGAGGAGTTAAGCGCAGTCATAGCTATTGGTCGGCCAGGCGCTTTAGATTTTATGGATAGTTTTGTAGAATTTGCTACTACTGGAGAATCTCAGAGTGTCCATCCTTTTTTTGATGATGTCCTTTCGTATACTGGGGGTATTCCTTTGTATCAAGAGCAGCTCATGAAGATGGCTGTTAAAGTAGGTTTTAGCTTGGACGAAGCAGAACAATTGAGGCGTATAGTAGGCAAAAAAAAGGTTAAAGAAATGCCTATTTGGAAGCAAAAGATTGATCAAAAAGTTATAGAGAATAACCTTCCCTCCGAGGTGGGCGAAGTGCTTTGGAGCGTGGCCGAGGACAGCGCTAACTATTCGTTTAACAAGTCTCATTCAATTTCATACGCAACACTTGCTGCGTGGACCACATACCTTAAATTCAAACACCCTCTTCAGTTCTTCAAATCCCTTCTGCGAATGTCGCAGTTTGAGCCTGCCCCGCACGAAGAGATTTGCAAAATTTCTCAAGAGTTACCTCATTTTAATATTAAGTTGTTACCTCCTGACTTAGCAAGGTCAGACATGGACTTTACTATCGAGGATAAAGATATTAGATACGGATTAAACAGTATTAAGGGTATTAGCGAAAAGTCCCTCCAGAACTTGAAAGATTTTAGGGATTCGGCAAGAATAAATAAATACGACATTTTTCTTACAGCTAAAACGGCTGGCCTTAATATTGGTACGCTTTCCGCCTTAATACAGGCGGGAGCCATGTCTTCGTGCGGAGATTCCAGTCGGTCGCTTTTGGTTTTAGAGGCTCAGGCTTTCAACATCCTTACTGACCGAGAGAAGCGTAATTTCGTGGCCCTAGGAGAGAAATATGATTATAAACTCTTAGATTGTATAGCGTCCACTCAAAGGGATGCTTTGCTCGGTGATGATAGCAAATTAATAATGCCCGAAAAAAGATTTGGGACGTTTAAGAAGAAGTATCTTCCTTATAGAGAGATTTATAATCAAAACCGCAAGCAAGAGAAGTTTGCAAACTGGTTCTTTGAAAGAAAATTGTTAGGATATAGTTATACTAATCGCTTAACTGAAGTTTTTATTGGGCAAGAATTAAACAACCTCTTATATGCTTCGAGGTTGGAGGAGGGAGATGGCGCTAAGTTTATTGGTGTAATATCTGACATAGTCAAAAGAAAGAGTCGAAACGGCAATCTTTATATTAAATTTTCTCTTTCGGATGAGACTGCCTCAATGGATGCCATGCTGCTTAATGGAAGGCAACGCACAGATAGGGGGTGGATAGAAAACAACAGAGTAGATACTTTTTTAAGTAAAAATAAAATGCCAAAAAAAGAAAGCATAGTTGTATTTTCTGCCAGGAAAGGGTCAGATATTTTATTTATGGATAGCATTGCCGTCCTAGACGAAAAGATCTTTATGAAACTAAGCGATATTAAATAGTGTAACCTTATATTGAGAATGGAAACGAAGCCCAATTTCACGCCTAGAGCCCAAGAAGCTCTGAAAATTGCAGCAGAAGCTGCTGAAGAAAATAATACTCTTGTAGTATCGATAGCGCATCTTTGCTATGGTATAGTATCGGTAGACGCAAAGGTTGTAGAGGAAACTTTTAATAGCCTAGACACCTCCGTAGATTTGGTGCAGTTGCATTTGTTGAGTATAATAGATAAGGATCAAGACTTTTCTTCAGAAAATAAGGGGGATTTTATGTATTCTCAACACGCGAATGAGTCATTGTTGATTGCCCAAAAAATTGCAGAGAAATTAGACCATGGATATATAGGTGTTGAACATATTTTATTAGCACTTTCTCAATTCTCAGAATCCCCTATTTACGAATACCTTATTAAGGTAGGTATCGACCCCAAGGTTTTTTCTGCCGCCATGAAAAGCAGGTTCGTAGAGCAGGAAGAGTCTTTAGGTATTCACCCTGAAGAGGAGCGCGAAATGGTTACCGAGCTTCCCGAGCCAGAAGGGAGGCTGGAAAATTTATCTAAATTTTCAGTTAATTTTAACGAATTAGCTAGAAATAAAAAATTAGACCCAGTTATTGGCAGAGATTTAGAGATTAAAGAAATTTCTGAGGTTTTATGTAAGCGCAAAAAAAGTAATCCAATATTACTGGGTGATCCAGGCGTAGGTAAGACGGCAGCTATTGAAGGTTTGGCCCAGAACATAGTAGATGGTTGCGCCCCTGAGTTTTTGCTTGGCAAGGTGATATATGGCCTTGATATAGGTTCATTAGTTGCAGGCACTAAATATCGTGGACAGTTCGAAGAAAGACTAAAGAAGGTCATTAAAGAGGTTTCAGAGAGTGACAAAGTTATATTATTTATTGATGAGATACATACTTTGGTCGGTGCGGGGAGCGCAGAAGGCACTATGGATGCAGCAAATATGCTAAAGCCAGCTTTAGCGCGTGGAGAAATCATTTGCATCGGTGCTACTACATTTGAGGAGCACAAGAAAACCATCTCTAAAGATGGAGCATTAGATCGTAGGTTCCAAGTAGTTAAAATAGAAGAGCCTACAAAAGAAGATTCTATTTTAATATTAAAAAGCGCATGCAAATATTATGAAAAGTTCCACGGAGTTTCCTATCCAGAGTTTATTGTAGAAAATTGCGTCCATTTGGCAGAAAAATATATAGGAGACAGACGGTTCCCAGATAAAGCCCTAGATTTGCTAGATCATGCTGGGGCAAAAGCAAAGCTAGACGCTTTTAAGCGCCCAGATAAGGCCCACAAATTAGAGAAGGAGCTTGAAGATCTAATGCTTCAAGAAGAAACTTCGGGCAAGACTCCAGAGCTTACAAAAAAACAAAATGATTTATTTCATTCTTACGAAAAGCTTTTAGTAAAGTGGGCAGACAAAAAAAGCAAGACGCCGAGTTATGTTTCAGATAGAAACTTGTTTGAAGCGCTGTCTCAAAAAGCAAAAATTCCCTTGGATTCTATTTTTATAAATAGCTCCCGTAAATTTGTAGGCTTAAACGAGAAACTTAAAAATGCCTTGATAGGGCAGGATGTCGCAATTGATAAATTATATAGTTGTTTGTTGCGTGGGCATACCCCTTTAAAAGAAAAGAACAAACCGTTTGGAGCTTTCTTATGCTTAGGTTCTAGCGGTGTAGGCAAAACGTTTTTGGCTAAAACTTTAGCTAAGGAAGTTTTTGGTGGTCGTGGGAGATTGATACAGCTGGACATGTCTGAATATTCTGAAAAAATTTCAGCCTCACGTATGGTTGGATCTTCTCCTGGCTACGTTGGCTACGAAGAGGGCGGTCAGTTAACGGAAAAAGTTAAAAAGAACCCATATTCTGTAATTTTATTTGATGAAATTGAAAAGGCAGACGCATCAGTACATCAGATGCTTCTTCAAATCATGGAAGAGGGCCACTTAACAGATAGTTTTGGCAAAGAGGTTAGTTTCGCCAATTGTATAATTTTGCTAACTGGTAACGTAGGCGCCCACTTACTTACGGAAAATAAGTCAATGGGATTTCTTACTACTGACGTAGATAATTCCACAGAAGTTATCAAAGAGGCTTCTAAACATTTTAAGCCAGAGTTCCTTAATCGCTTGGACGATATTGTTGTTTTTAATACGTTGGGACTTCCTGAAATCACTCGCATAGTTAAGTTGGAGCTTAAAAATTTAAAGGAAAAACTGTCTCCTTCAGGAGTCAAAGTTAATTTTGCCCCCAAAGTTTGCAACTTTATATCCGATATTGCTTTTGAGAGAAACGATGGAGCGCGACCCATTAAAAAAATTATTAAAGACGAGATAGAAAATAAAATGGCGACGCTGCTCGCCTCCGAAGTAAAAGATATCGCTGTATCTATCAAAAAGCTAGAAATCTCTGTTAACGAAAAAAAAATAAAAACGAAAACCAGTCAATAGTGGACGATACATGAATAACAGTCAAAAAAAATACTCAAAAAGCCCAAGAGGTAAGCTCGCACAAGATAAGGCTAGAAAAAAATATGATGAATCAGATATGGAGAGGCGCAGGGCACAGAAGAGGGATTACATGCGTAGAAAACGAGCGCAAAACCCTAATTATTGCAAGTGGAAATAGGAATTCCAATACTAGCAGTACATTTATGTATTTTAATTTTCTTATTATGGAGAAGGGATAAACTATTATATATAGAGAAGATAGAAACAGCCAGTCTCAAATCTCAAAAAATAGTATCTCAGAAAAAAAGCTCAGAGGTCAGGACAGGGCAGATTGCTGAGCACTTTTCTCCCTTATTAAAAGATTTTAAATATAATCGCAAGCAGGCAAGATTTCTTGCTTCTCCAATTGATTTTATTATCTTTGAAGAAGATGAAATAATATTCATGGAAGTCAAAACGGGCAAAAGCCAGTTGAATAAAAATCAGCGCAGAATAAGAGATCAAGTAAACGAAAAGAAGGTTAGGTGGGAGGTGTTTAGAATTGAATAAAAAACAAACTCAGGCCTCTACTCTCCCTCGTGGAATTGGTCCTCAAATTATACAATTAGGCAAGGAAGGTTTGAGTTATCGGGAAATTTCTCGAACCGTCCCCTGCTCTATTAGCACTGTTAATTACCATTTAGCTGAAGGGGGTAAGCAAAAATGTCATGCTCGGCGAGCCCTGCGCAGAGAGAAAAATACTTTGGCAACGAAGATAGAAAATTTTTTTGGCACGACTCGTAGAATGAAATTTAATTCTGAGATTAAACGTTTTTCGGTGGAGGATTTTATTAAAAAGTTCGGCAAGAATCCAAAATGTTATTTAACGGGACAATCTATAGATTTAAACAATAAACACACTTATAGCCTAGACCATATTACACCTTTGTCTAAGGGTGGAGGCTGTTCTTTAAAGAATTGTGCTCCAGTTATTGCAGAAGCTAACAGGATGAAAGGAGCTCTCGCTTTAAAAGATTTTAAAAAGATTTGCAAGCAGGTTACTAAAAATTTTAAATAGTATAAGGCTTGCCTAAAAGTGGTTTAATATGTGGATCTCCTGCAACTCCACCACTAGCTGTAATTGTTGCAGAGCAGCTCCAATCTATGCTAGAACTACCTGGGTCTACATGGGCCCCTATAGGGCTACCTAGATATGATGCTGTGCAGTTATATATTCCATCATTGCTAGAATTAAAAACCCATGTTGTTCCGTTGTGGTGAAGTGTTTCACTATTACTACCCTCAAACCTATTATTTGAGCTGCTCCAAGTTAAATTAAAATTCATAATGTTTTTGTGTTTGTTTTAAATGTTTAACTGCACGATCCTTCTGCGCCACTAACGTAAGTACCTCTAACTACTTCAATCCAAGTGTCGTTTGCAGGATTATTACTACCGCTTATTGTTTGTGCCATATAATGCCCTGTTTCTAGTTCATCGCCCTGGGCAAGATATAGATTTGGATTTTGATCTGTAACTTTCCATTCATCATCATCATCCCAGAAAGCATACATAATTGCAGCTGAGTTATAATAAACAGTTTTATTATTGTATTTATTCCAAGTTGCTTCGTAAGTCCCATCTATATATAGATTCATATTATCACTTTGCCTTAGAGCGCCACTACCATTCAAAAAGCAGAAGTCTTCTGTGCTTGGGTCTTGACTAGCAAATGAAACTGTCATAGTTTGACGGCCCCCGTTTGCTTCGTAGTCTGGAAAAAATACTAAAGACCTTAAACTGGCTGGGCTCCAAGAACCAAGAACTATCTCTTTTTCTGAGGTGATATTATTTTGCTGGTGCCAACCGCCTGGGCTACTTGGATTAATTCTTGCCCAGAATGGTCGGGCAATACTATTTCCATACCACCAATATTGATTTCTGTTTTGGTATGAAGAAGATCTTGAGTTCCAGCTTACAAAAAATGTTTGATCTACATTATCTAAGCCTAAAGCTTCTAAAAATATATCATACTCGGCTTCAGTCATTGAGCTTATATCTGACCAATCGGCCACTCTGGGAGTGCCTCTTGAGTCCGCATTAAATTCAGTTAAGTCGTAGCCTTCGTCAGATACGGATCCGCTAGTTGGTATAGATATACTTGATGAAGTTAAGTCAAATTGGTAATAGTATGTTATCATAGTGTAAACCCATTACACATGAGATTACCCTATTACGCAGCTCTTTTTCAAGGCAAAGGTTTTTTTGTTAATTGTAAAGTCGATGAAATCAAAGAGAACAACGAACCACATATAGGTTTTGTGGAAAAAGTTTGGTTAAAATTTAATGATTTAGAGTGGGAGATAGACTTAGCTTCAAAAAAAATTAAGTACAACTCTGATGAGTGCTTGAATTTTTTTTATGAGCGTATTTTTGCATGTAATGACGAAGCTCATAAGAAATATGAATTTGAAATTTCTAGTTTTGCAAAATTTAAATTTATGTCATTTAATAGGACTACTGATTTTGTTTTTGGTATAGACTTTTTTAAAAAGTATGGTGATTTTCAAAATTGTTATGGAGCTTTAATAAGTGAAAAGCATTTGAGGTATCTATCTCATCTCAAAGAAATAATTTCTTGACATTTTTTAACTTTTGCCGTAAGATCGTTGGCATGAGTAAGAATCTCTTATACAAAACTAAAACTTATCTTGTCGGGCACATGCAATATGTGAGCGGTAGAAACTGGAGGGAAGAGGTGACTGAAAGGTTGAATCCTTTAGGGATTACATGTTTTGATCCTTATAAAAAACCTTTTATTAAAGACGTGGAGGAAGACGAGGCCTCGCGCCAAGATATGGAAACCTGGATGAGTACCAAGCAATATGATCGTGTGAGCGAACGAATGAAGATGGTTCGTGCGTATGATTTAAATTTAGTAGATAGATCGGATTTTATTATAGCGCACCTTGTTCCAGATGTAGCAAGCTGGGGCTCGGCGGAAGAAATTGTAACTGCCGTAAGAGAAAAAAAACCCGTATTTGTCAGTATGGACGGAGGCAAAGCCAAAACGCCTTTGTGGATGCTTGGCATGTTTCCTCATAAATATATTTATAATAGTATTGACGAAATTATTTCAATGCTTTATGCTATTGATGATGGCAATAAGCCTATTGATTCAGATCGATGGAGATTATTAAGAAAGGAATTTAGATAATGGGAAAAAAGTTACTCTCAACAGCACAAAGACTAAGTAGTATTGGACGTCAAATCAGGCAGTGGCAACTTAGATTAAATCGGGGCGGATTCATCAGGGGTAAAAAAAACATTAAACTTTGTCAGTTTCATTTAGATCGGTGTCTAAAAAAACAAGAACAAATACAGTCAGAATTACAAAATTAATGAAAGAGCTTCGATATTCAGATGTAACCCTTATCCCTCGAGAATCTCAGGTTTCTAGTAGGAGCGAGGCAGATACTTCAGTAACGCTGGGGAACCACAGGTTTAAACTCCCTATTGTTCCCGCCAACATGAAGGCCGTTATTGATGAATCTTTGGCAGAAAAACTAAGCGAAGCAGGTTATTTTTATATAATGCATAGATTTGGGGTTTGTCCTATTGAATTTTGTAAGAGGGCTAAAGACTGGAAAACAATTTCAATCAGTGTCGGGGTCAAGGATAAAGATTTTAAGGATATAGAGGTTATTTCTGCGCACGCCAGAAAGGTAGACTTTATTACGATAGATATTGCTCATGGGCATAGTCCTTTAGTTAAAGAAATGTTAGCTCACATCGAAGACAAGCTTCCCGATAGTTTTATTATAGCGGGGAACGTTGCAACCGCTGAAGCGGTGAATGATCTAGCTAGGTGGGGCGCAAATTGCGCCAAGGTGGGGATAGGGCAAGGTAATGTTTGCACTACCAAAGACAAAACGGGCTTCACACGACCAATGTTCTCTTCTATAATAGATTGCACCCAAGCAAGTTCTAATTTACCAATTATTGCTGATGGGGGAATTAGATGCAATGGAGATATCGCTAAATCTTTAGTAGCGGGGGCCAGATTATCTATGGCAGGATCACTTTTTAGTCGATGCGTAGATAGCCCTGCTATCACTACAGTTATAGATGGTAAAATTTATAAGCAGTATTTCGGATCAGCAAGCGAACATAACAAAGGAACCAAATCTCATGTCGAGGGGGTCATGAAGGAAGTCCCAACTAATAACATGACTTATGATCAAAAATTAACAGAAATACAGGAGGATTTGCAATCTTCAATTTCTTATGGAGGCGGTAAAGAATTATCTGACCTTCTCAGTGTTCAATGGAGTCAAGTTTGATTTAGTTCTTGACAAATCGCTTTGGATAACATAAACTACTTCAAGTTTAATATACATAATATGGATTACCCTGTTTTAGATTTTTTTGTTTTTGTAAGTACATCGATCTTTGCTTACGCCTGTTTTTTTAATAATAAATAATGAATAATATATCAGAATACTTAAAACCTGTAATAAATGAATTTATTGCCCAGAGGGAGCAAAAGCTTATAGAGTTGGAGACAGCAATAACTTCAGGCAGATATACTAAAATCAAATCTCTGATAGAAGAACTTGATAAGTATAGCTCTCTAGCGGAAACGGGAATTAAAATCAAAAACCTTTTTGAAGAAAGGCGAAAATGAACAGCAAGGTGGCAAAAAAAATAAGAAAGATCATGTCTTTTAAAAAAGATGACCCCATAGTCAGGAGGACATACAGGTCCATAAAGGATGAATATGATTCCTTATCGCCAAATGATCGAAAGAAATATTTAATTAATTTAGAAAAACTTTTTAATAACTAACCCAAAAACAACTTAAAAAAATTATGAGTGAAGAAAATAGCGCAAAAAATAATGAGTGGAGTAATCGTGAACTTGGAGCCCTTTGGAAGAAGGAGGGTAAGAGCCAAAATTATCTTTCTGGTTTTGTAAAGATCGGAGAGTTTGGTGTTGAGCAGGAAGTCAGATTGGTAATTTTTACCAATAAGAATAAAAGCAAGAACCCAAATGCTCCAGATTTTGTGATCTACAAGTCAGAAGACACTAAGAAGCCTAGTGCTCCAGAGGAGTCTCAAGAAGCAGGAGGTACGCCTCCACCTAGTAAGGCTTCGGCAGGTGACGAAGTTCCAGAATTATTAGCCTAAGTGTATTAGGCTCGTATGGACCTAGATTATGCACTTGTTACCAGCAGTTCTTTCCCTGACCAAGTTAGGGAAAGCGTTAACTATGTATCCTTAGATAAGGATCAGTGGCTTGACCTTGTAGAATATAGCGAAGTTATCGTTAATGAAGACGAGGGCCAAGAAGTTTTATTTTTAATTTGTGCTAAAGGTACTCCCGAGCAAGAAGAAGCTGATCGGCTAGATAAAGCGCAAAAGGCTGCCGAAGAAGCGGCTTTGCATGCTGAATTAAGAGACCTAAAAAGAGAGGTTATAGATCTAGGAGATAATGTTAACGAGCTAGAGGGAGAAGTTAAAGATCATGGTGCAGAGGCACAGTCTAGAGAGGAAAGGCGCGAGGAGCTATTGAGGGAGCTGGCTACGCTCTCTGATGAAAATGAAGCCCTAATTGACAAGGCTGCGGAAAGAGAAAGGCTAGAAAAAGAAAGGGCAAAGGATGCCGCCGAAAGGAGGGCTAGGTTAAGGAGCAAATCTAAATCTATATTTAATGCTCTTTATGATCAATAGCTAAATGAAAAGCTTTGTATCTTCGATAAGACAACGGGGATTGGGGTGCGAGATAGAAATCTCGCACCCCTTTTCCTTTTTCTCGTTCTTTAAATATGTATCAAGAAAGACTTATTTCTGTAATGATCATGGATGTTTTCGCAGAGACGGAAGTCTGGTTAACGATCAAGCGGTACTTAACATGCTTTTATTAGCCTATAAAAGGTTTAAAAAGAATAATGCATGAATATATAATTATTCATGACTTAAGAGATAAATTCATATCAGATAAAAAAATATGATTATGGAAAAATTTTGCTATATGAGATATTCCTCGCAAGAGGAAAAAAATAAGTACAACTTACCAGAGGATTCTCCAATATTACAATATATTGAAAAAGAAAATTATATGTATGTGTCGGCCCCAAAGTGCGCAAGTAGCACTATAAGAGATACTATCCCCAATGATGGGTGGAGTCGTACTAAATTACAAAAAGCAATAGATATAAGCAAAAATAAATATACTTTTTCATTTACAAGAAATCCTTATAATAGAATATTATCTTGCTGGAATGGTTGGGTTAAATCCAAGAAAGGCAGTAGATTATTTTTAATACCAGGAATTACATATGGCCAATCATTTTCTGACTTTGTAAATGTAATAAAAGATATACCAGATGAATTGTCGGACCAACACTTTGTAACGTTAACAACTTGTTTGTTTATAGACAAAATTGATTATAATTTTTTTGGAAAAGTAGAATCTTTTAATAACGATTGGAATAAAATGGGAGAAGAAATAGATATTCCTAATAACATAAGAAAAACTGCTGTAACAGGAGTTGGGAATAAGATTGATGAATTTTACACAAAAGATTTAATTGATATAATAAATAAAAGATATCAAAAAGATTTTGAAAATTTTAATTATGATTTTAGATAAATATAAAATAGAAGAAACAATTAATAATGACCAAACCTTAATCGTCAAAATTAAACTTGACAAACCTGTCAAATTCGGTAGAGTTAAAGAGATATGTCAGAGAATACAAAACACAAATTAGACCCCATGCTGGAAGTGGCAATACTTTACCTGCAAAACCATTGCTCAAAAAACAATACCTCTTTATATTTAAAATATATTAAAGTTTCCTCTGGAAAAATCATGGTAATCTGCACTTCTGACAATAATACTTATGCAAGCGTAGGCCTTGATCAAAATGGTACTTTAAAAGTTTTTATGCAAGACCCTAAAATATACAAATGGGCGAAGCTTGAGGGATTTAGCGAGTCTGATATGTACGAAAAGCTTGAAGATGAACTAATCCAAGAGGTGTCGATCATTGATCTGGCAACGGCTTTGGTGAAGTAATGGAGGATAAATTCGAAATCGTAGTTGCTTGCGTAAATCACGCCCACTTTCTGCGCGAGACACTGCCAATCAATAAAAGAAAGGTAGAGCGGGTAGTCGTTGTTACCACTCCTACAGACTATGAAACCCAGAAGGTCTGTATCGACAATGATGTGGATTGTATAAAAACCGACCTTTTCTACAAGGACGGGGCGCATTTTAATCGCGGCTTAGCGCTAAACGAAGCATTTAATAATTTAAAAGACCCAAGTTGGGTTTTGCATTTAGATTCAGACATTGTTCTACCCCGTGGCTACGAAGAAATTTTAAATCCTAAAAATAAAAACCTCAAATTAAACACTTTGTATGGTGCGCGAAGGGTTGAAATTTCTGATAGAGAGGAATATTTAGCTTTACTAAAAGAATTTGCTCTATTTTATGCGCCCCGTCCCGTTGGAGAGCTTATCGACAAGCCAGAGGAAGTTTGCTGTGGGTTTTTTCAATTATTTAATATAAATAGCGAGTGCTTAAAATTCATTAAGGACCAAACGATTCTCTTTCCAGAAGCCATGATGAATGAGGTTCAGTCTTACAGTAGCGGCCAATTTAGTAATATAGCTAAATCCGCAGGGGACATTTACCCTTCCTTCCCGACGTGTGGAGGATCAGACATTCATTTTAGAGCTTTCTGGGAGAACAAGGTAGAAATTGCCGTTCCTGTTTTTCATTTAGGTAAAGAGAGGGATCACTCAGGGAGAAAGGTTTTTAAATTTTAATATGAAAGATAAAGAGATAGTCGAGACACTACATCAAATACTTGATAAGATAAATCATCTAGACACAAAGATGCGTTCAAAATTAAGTTACCTTTTATCTCGTGTACAAGACCTGGAAGAAAAAATAAAAGAAAAAGATTCTTGACTTTTCCCCTTCGTTCAATTAATATTAAAGCTTAACAACAAAATTATGAAAAATAAATTCGTAAAACTTGGAATCGTAGCAGGAGTCATTATTATTGGGCTTTTTGCTTATAAGAAAATTAACGCAACTGAATTGCACGGTAGTTTTACTGCTGGTTATAATTCAGAACTCGCATTCAGGGGAGTTTCCTCTGGGCAGGATAGCATCGGGACGTCTTTTGGGACATCGCTGTCTTTGGCTGGCCTAGATGTCGGTGTAGAAGGCTTGGTTAACGCAAAGGATGGCGCCGATGAGGTTCGTTTGGGCGCAAGTACTGGTTTAGAAATCCTAGAAGGCGTTAGTACCTCAGTAGGAGTACTTAACTATACAGATAATCATGTATTAGGAAATGGAACTGAACTCTATGTGGAATTGGGTGCAGAAATTATTTTTGATGCAGGAGCTAGGGTTTATTATAATCCTGATAGCGAAGTAACCACTTTTGAAGGCTCCCTCTCTCATGAAGTAGAGCTTTGGGAAGGGTTTGGCTTGGGCATTTCTGCAAAAGCTGGCAGTACAGAACTGGGTGGAGATCGCGCTACTTACTATGGCGCAGACCTTCTTCTTACAAGAGCCATCAATGATGAAACGTCTTTATTTCTAGGCGTGGATCTAGTTGATCTTAAGGATATCCCAAATGGTGATGATACCGTTTCTGTATTCGGAGGAATTAAACACGTTTTTTAATTCAGCCCACAGTCTTATATTTAAAAGGGCCCACTTTGGGCCCTTTTTTATTGACTTTTAGGTTTTGTTAGAGTAATATATCAACATATTAATAATAATGACATTTTTACAAGCAACAATAGACCATTTAGCAAATAAGTTATTTCCCTTAGTGATTATAGGTTTTTTACTATGGTCTGCGTTCGGGTTTACCGCATGGCAACCCTATATAATCATGGGGTTAATATTTTTTATTCAAAAGTATCATTTTAAACTGGGATATTATTCCCGCCTAATAGAAAGTGAAGATATATCGTATGAAGAAGAGTCAGAAATGGAAGAATAAGCTTAAAAAGCAAGTATTATACGGACCAAAACGTCCGCCAAAAGAAAAGAAATATGAATAAAAATAGAGTAACAGTAATAGCGTGGGCCACAGGATGGGTATGCTCACTCGTAGGTATGGCTACGATTTTAACCAATCCTTTAGCTGGTTTAGTTACAGTAGGGGTGGGAGGAATATTAATATTAATCTCAACAGTAGCTAGCCTATTCCTAATGCCTAAAACAGATCGTTTGCTGACTTGTGCGTATGGCGCATCTTTTGCGCTATCTCAATTAGTAACGAGAACGGGTGATCCAGTAGGCTCATTAGCCCAAGTAGTATCATTAGGGTATTTAGCTCTCGGAATTTTTGTTTGCATTAAACTTTGGAATAAAGGATGAGTGAATTTAAATGCAATACGTGAATCAATATGATTCTGGGGCGAAGTGCTCTTCTATTGGTTTTAATGCAGAGCGATTGTTTGCAAGTTTAGCGAAGTCTAGAGGTTATAGGGTAGAAGATGCCACTAAACACGAGAACATATACAAGCATATAGATTTAAAGCTTTATGTTTTTAACCCAAATAAAGGGCATGAAGACGTTATTAGTGTGGATGTAAAAGCTCAAAAAAAAACAAACAGAAATGATTCGTCTTTTAATTCCGAGTGGACCTGGGTTGAGTTTCGCAATGTTAGCGGCAAGCATGGGTGGTTGCTTGGAGAAGCGACCCATATAGCCTTTGAGCGTTCTGGCGATTTTGTTTCTTTCCCTAGAAAAAATTTACTTCGATGGGTTAAGCAAAAAATCGCAGACGAAAATGGGGGCAAGATTACCATTAAAGCATTATCGCTCAGCGCATCAGGCGCCAAATATAAATTTTATAAAAGAAGCGGTAGAGAAGATTTGTTGGCTCAGATAAAATTTTCAGATGCCATACCCGAAATAAAAGGAGTGCAAATATGGGAGAAGGCTTAAAATCTCGTTTGGTTTTGTTTTGTATATTTAGTACAATATTTCATATTGGCACTTTAATTACATTAAATAATGCTGAGAATAAATTAGCGGCTCTGGAGTCGCAGGTAGAGTCTCTTTTAACTATTGAGATGATAAAGTCTAGGTTGGGGGATTTAAATAAATTAAAAGATTTATATGATATTTTAGAAGAAGAATAATTAATATAAAATATGTTACTTAAAATTAAAAAATTGCATAAAGACGCCGAAATCCCTAGCAAGGCTAAGCTTGGAGATGCAGCTATGGATTTAAAGGCGGTTTCTATGATCAAGCGAGCGGATTATATAGAGTATGGTACTGGCCTAGCTTTAGAGATAGAAAGGGGCAATGTTGCTCTTATTTTTCCTCGTTCCAGCATTTCTAACACTGGGCATCGTTTACTTAATTCCGTAGGAGTGATTGATAGTGGTTATAGGGGGGAAATAAAGATACGAATGAGCTGGACAGATAGAAATGCTTACAAGTTAGGAGATAGGGTTGCGCAGTTAATGGTCTTAGAGTTGCCTCGCGTTTTAGTTGAAGAGGTGGATGAATTGCCTCCAAGCGAAAGAGGAGACGGGGGCTTTGGAAGCACTGGTTAGATAATTTTTTAAAAAGCCCTTGACAATTTCTTATTATTTTCGTATCATATTCTCATGATTAATAAATTGTTAAATAGATTCCAGCCTCGTTACCTATTGGTTTATCGGAAGCAAGACGGGGAAGTTAAAACATATGAAATTGCTCGCCCAAAATTGAGTGACGCAGTATCAAATAAGGCTGAAGGCCGCAATAATGTAGGGTTCAAAGCGTACTGCTTTGCAAGGACTCAAGTTCGCAACTTTCGGCACGACCGAGTCATTTCAATAACCAAATTATAATGAAAAAAAAAGAACATCAAATAATTAAAATACAGGCGCCAACTGCCAAAGCTAAAGAGTGGAGCCGTCAGGCGAAGCAGTTAGGTCTAAGCAGAAGTGAATACTTGTTAGCTTTAATTCAAAACAGGGTCAGAACAGTAATAGATAAATAAGATTATGGCAAAAAAAGCAAGAAATCCCAAAAGAATGACCAAGCAAAAAGGTGAGCTTGGCAGAATGTCAAAAAAAGTAGGAAGATCAAGTGGAGATTTGGTCGAGGGCTTATACGGAACCTTGGTTACTCCCAAGGTTCGCTTGGCTCAAGAAAACAATAAAAATAAGAGATCTAAATAAAGTGTTTGATATTATTTTTAGCAGTTTTTGGAATTGGCTTGGCGCAGTCGGATTAATTCTTGCTTGCGGCTGGGCGGTATCATTACCAATTTATTGGTTTGCTTATTTAAAAAAAATAATGCACCTCCAGAAGATACAGCCAAAGACCACTTCCCAACCAATACGTAACCCTCTAGACGCTTATTATAAATGATTCATTGGTCGGATTTAAGTATTCTTGGAAAAATAAATTTTATTTTTTTTTTAATCAATTTAGCCTTAAGCTTTGTACTTGCATTCCTTGGAGATTCGCAGTGCATATTGCACGCAGGTATTTCTTTTTTATGTTATTTTGCGTGCCATTGTCCGAATTCAAGGCGCATTTCATAAAATGAATCACGCGGAACAGGTAGACGCATTATATGACGAGTTAAATAATACTCTTTTGCGTTTTGATGATGAATTTGATCTTAAAGCTTCTGATCAGGTTTGGGTGTTACATTGTCTGATTAACGATATAACAAATATAAGTTTAGATTTTGAAGTGGATATAAATATAGAAGATGACTAAACTACAAGATAAAGAGATGATAAAAGTTATTGGCCTCTCTGGGGTAGCTCAGAGCGGTAAGGATACATTTTGTGCTTCCGCAATAAGATTGTTAAATAAGCAGGGGGTTAAAGCTCAAAGAGTAAGTTTTGCTGACGCACTAAAAGCAGATGCAGACCCTTTTTTACTAGATCGTGTAGGTATCAGCGCCTTTACCACCAAGATTGAAGAAAAAACATTAATAAGAGACTTTCTTGTCGCTTACGGCACAAAGCTAATGCGTAAAATCGATCAGTCTTGTTGGATAAATAAAGTATCCCCTTTGGTTGAAGAAAATATCAATAATGATATTATCACTATCATCACCGATATTCGCTATCAGAATGAAATGTCTTGGGTACAAGACGATCTTGGTGGAAAATGCATGCATTTAACGCGCGTATTACCAGATAACAAAGGAGAAGCTCTGCCTGCCAACAGCGAAGAGTTATTAAACGACCCTATACTTGAAAGCATGGCAAATATACAATTAACTTGGGCCTCAATTGAAGACGAAGAGGTTTTGGATTGGGTAGTTGGAGATGAATTAAATAAGTTATTCAACCTATCTTAATGCCTAAAGTTAAAGCAGGAATACTCATAATGAGGTCCATATTTGAGAGGGCATTTTTCAGTATCATATGTGCAATATTATATATTATACTTCTCCCAGTGATGGCCTTCGCAGCCTTATCTGGAATTTCTTTATATATTTTTGATAAAATCAATAAAGGGTTAGATAATTAATTATGAAAATTACCAAGGAGCTTAAAAATGGAATTTTTGAATACAACGAAGAGAGCAAGTGTTTTTTAATAACAGATTCAAATAATAATACAATTGAATTAAACAAAATTTATGGATTTGCATTGATGCGATTTATAATTCGCATTGCCCAAAAAAACTTTGCAAAAAGCCCATTACATAGCCACGCACCACGCCTTAGCGCATTAGTTGAGGAAGAAGAGGAAGAGGCGTATGAAGACCCAAGGCAAGAGAAGTTTAATTTTTAACAATGAATTTATATAAAATACCTTCGCATATTAATAGTCCTGACATGGTCAACGCTATTATTGAGATTCCCCAAGGGACAAATGTCAAATATGAATATAGTTCTGATTTAGAATTATTTGTCGCAGACAGAACATTGTGTTCTGCTATGACTTACCCATCTAATTACGGCTTTATCCCAAATACCCTTACTGATGACGGAGATGCCTTAGACATATTGGTTTTTAATTCTAGCCCTATTCATAGAGGGACTTTAGTAGAAACTAAGGTTTTAGGCGTTTTAGACATGGACGATGGAGACGATAAGGATTGGAAAATCATTGGCGCCCCACGCTCTGACTTAAAGAAGTACGAGCTTCTAGATGATATAGATAAAGTTTTTTTAGAAGTGTGCAAAAACTTCTTCGCGCACTATAAAGATATAGGAGATAACAAAGGGACTCGGGTTTTTAATTGGCATAGCGCTGCGAAAGCCAGGGAGATAATTTCAGAATCGATAATAAATAAATAAATAAATAAATAAATATTATGACAGCGAGCAAAGAGATGTTGTGGTTGGTGGCTGGAGCTATGGCTGTAGCGTGGCTTATACAAAAATTTTCTTAAAATCCCAATGGTAGAGTTGGATTTAAAGATTGGATCTACTTTTAATATCAACGGAGAGCAGGTTGATAAATTTGAAAAGATATGCCTGACCAATGAAGAGGCCTCTTTTTATTTAAAAGTTTTTATTGAAGAGGAAGGTTGCGAGTTCGCCAAAGATTGGATTAAAGAGGCCAAGGGGGGAATCACAATAAAATCATTATGAAATTAGACGACGAAGACATTTATAATTTTATTTCATGCGCTGGAGATTTAAATAAATTAGGCGCACAATTAATAGATTGTGTTAAAAATTCGGACAAAGAAATCCCAAATAACGTCCATAAAGATGTGGGAGATGTATTTTATTCTCTTTGGCTTTTGGTAGACGCAAAACTTAATGAAGAGAAGGTTAAAGACCAAATAACGATTCGCGTAAAGCGTGGCGAGTAAAAAAGTGTATTAAATACGTTTAATATGAAACGCAAAATCCATCATAAAACACTGCTTAAAGAGGAGGAGTCCAACTTCGTCCCTCTTCGGGACTTAATCAGGGTGGATATTAAATTAGCTTTAAAAAAACAGCCTCCCAGAAATTGGAGTGGGCTAGTGATCGACCCCAGTTCTTTAAAAAAAAATAAAAGTTCTTGACTACGGGTGTCATTTTATGCTAAAATCTTTTTAAAGATGGAGAACCCCTCTGTTTTTAAGCATTAAATAATTAAATAAAAAGGAATAGCTACCGAGATGAAAAAGAGAACTTATGAACTTGTTGTAAATTTTGACACCCCTTTAATGGCAGAGTTTGATGCCTTCGATACAAAAGAAGCGACGATTCGTGCCAAAATGATATTCAAGGAGCAATTTCCTAATGATATTGAGACTTTGAAAAACTGGGACTCTATGGTCGAAATAAATGAACTTTTTACCTTTTCTTTTGATTTGGGTGATTTAAATGATTTTGATGACCCAACAAGCGGTAGGTGTGACTCTCAAGAAAGTGGCATGGGAACAACTGTATTGGCTAAAAATTTGAGTCAGGCTTATATAGATTTAATAGAATCTCAGGGTTCAGAGTGGCTTGAAGCTGATGTCGTTATGTTTGATGCGGAAGAACAACGATATATAAAAGAGTCTGAAATATCCCCAGATATTCTTTGCTTAAATGAGCTAGAAAAGTGGCTAGAAAATAATCGCACTAAATTGCAATACATTGGCCCAGCTCTTCAAGAAATTTCTTGACATGAGCAATGGCAATTCAAATAATTGCTCCACAAACGGAAAAGGTGACAAAAATCGCACAAAGAGCTTAAGTCAATTCCAAAAGAATTACGATAAAATAAAATGGCAAAGGCCAAGCGGAGACATATCAGAGAAGACGCTTCCTCCACGTCAGTAATTGGAGGAATTTTCCTTTACTGCTTAGTCTTGTTTGGTTATAGCGTTGGGCTTTGTATGGCTATTTCTCAGTTAGATTTTTTATTTTAAATAAACGCTTGACTTGTTTGTTTTTTTATAGGATACTGTAAGGGATATGAAAAAAGATTCTATACAGAAAGTCTTTAATAAAGAAAGTTTAGAATACGATGTTTACTGGCTTTTAATTTTTACTTGGGTATATCCAAATAAGCCAGAAAAAGATTTTAAGTCCATTATCAAGGCTCCTTCTGGAGAAAAAGCTGTAGACCTATTAAAAGGAAAGGTTGAAAGAAAGGGCGAGGGAAATTCAATAAGGTCGCAGAAGTTTTATAAAATTCATTCTCGATATAGATTAAGCCATAAGAAAAATTCTACTTTAAGTATTGAGCAATGGCAAGCCATTAGAGAGGGAGCGTTTCCTAATGCCTTAGATAGATTATATCTTATTGAAAAAGTTAGAAAAGAAGGTCAGGAGAACTATTTTAATAGAAACTTTACTCAAAAAGACAAAGAAAGGCTTTTAAAGCAGGGATTTAAAAGCGGTAAAGATAGTTGGCATTATAAAAATCCAATATCTAAAGAAAATCGTCCCCCAGAAGACCAAATGTATTTGTTTAGGCCAGCCAAGGGGTATCGAAGAGGAGAGGTTTGGGAGAGGATTCCCGAAGAAGAACGAAGGGAGGAGAGAGCGGTTATTGCACAAGCATTAACTAAGGCCAATGGCAATAGGAGAGAGGCTTGTAGGTTATTGGAAATCGAACCCAAAACGCTATATAGAATGCTAAACAACCATCCCGAAATAGACTGGAATACTTTGTACCCAATAGGAGGGAGGCCAAAAAGGTCTAAAGAATCAATAGAAAAGCAGAAAATAACTTTTAAGAATACTTATTCAAAAGAAAAGCATCCTTTTTATGGTAAAAAGCGTCCTCCGTCCCATGGAGAAAGTATATTTAAAGCGCATCAAGCCAACAGGGAAAAAAGGCTCAAAAAATTGAAGCCTAAGATCATTTCATTGCTTAAAAAGCACGATAATATTAGGATTTTGGTAGCCAAAGACCTCAATGTTAGCACGGATACCCTTTATAAATACTTCAAAGAGATTAAAGAAATTGATTGGGGTACTGAATACCCTTCTCCTAAATCTTTTAAAAATAACAAATAATGAACCACTCTCAGCTAGAAATTGAATTTGCTCAGGAGGTATCTCGTAAGGCTGGGTACATATATACTATTATAAAAAATAAATATAAAGGCATTACTGAATCAGATGCAGAAGAAATAACTTCTAATGTTAGCATAAATCTTTGGAATAAAAGAGCATCTTTTTTTGAAGGGGAAAATTCGCTTGACGATGTAAAGCTTAAAAAATGGGTTGCAAAGTTTACTCATAATCATTGTATTTGGTTTTTTTCTAAGAAATTCCATAAAGATAAAAATATTGATTTTAATAGTGATAAACTTGATGTGGTTACTTCAATCATTGGAGAAGAGGATTCTGGTTTTTCTGATTATTGCGAGGAGGAATCAAATAAAAATTTATACCATAAATACCTTTCAATTTTAAATTCAGAAGAGAAGTCTCTTTTTGCATTGCTTTGGAAAGGTTTTTCTAAAAAGGAAATTGGGGATATTTATGATTTAACAAGGGAGGCAATTAGACAAAAGGTAGATGCCATACGCATTAAAATAAATAAAAAATTTAATTCTAACTCTTCAGATATTGCAGGGGAGGATAGGTTAAGTGAAAAGAAAAAATTCTCCTTGTTAAAGGAGATTATTGGAGCCGATAGTGATTCCCCAACCCATGTAGCATAGAGAACAAATAAATGAAAACATTTTTATCTTTAATTCTTTATTGGCTAGGGCATTTTGTAAGTTTTTTCTTGCGTTGGGATTTACTGAGTTTTCTTTTCCCTGCTTATCAAAAATTAATGCGACTAAGTTCTGACCTTGATCCAGAGGGGAAAGTCTGGGAGAAAAACAAAAAAGATTCTACTAAGCCTTTTAAAAGAGAGTGGTTTTAAAAAAATCTTGACATTCTTTCATTTATCCTTTTGAATAGGTGCATGATTGAAAAACGAGGAAGACCCGTAGTTTACCATACTCTCACCTATGAAGAATTAGGTGAATACATTGGAGCAAAAGGCGTAGTGCCAGTCAAAAAGAATTGGCTGGAATCTATTGGCTTTATCTTTGAGGATGTGCCACAAGATTCTCCACAACCAAACTCCCCTAGCAAAGAGGAGTCTCCCCAAATTAAATATTCAATAACAAGGTTTGATAATGAGTGATATATTCAATGGATTAGTTGGACAAGATAATGTTAAAAAGAAACTTTCTTTTTACTTAAAGGCATTTAATAAAACAAGTATTTGTCCTTTTTTAAATTTTGTTGGAGCCAAAGGTCTTGGTAAAACGGAGTTCGCAAAAGCTTTTGCTCGCAACCTCACCAATCAGGATGGTAGTCCTAGGCCGTTTCTCGAAATCAATTGCTCAACAATCAAGAATAACGAAGCTTTCTTTGAGCAAATCTTTTTGCCTGTCATCGCACACAATGAGGTTACTATTTTGCTGGATGAAGCCCATAATTTACCAAAGGATTTAACCAACGCCTTCCTTACTATTTTTAATACGGAAAAAAGCCATTTAAAAGAATTTACTTGGGAGGAGCAAGTATTTAGCTTTGATTTTAGTAAGCAGACATTTTTGTTTGCCACTACAGAGAGTGATAAGCTATTCCCTCCCTTAAAGGATAGGCTTACTACTATTGATTTTGAGCCTTACGAGCCTAATGAATTAGGCCAAATACTACAAGGGAGAATACCTGACATTCAATTTTCTCCAGACGCTCTCAACAAAATATCTAAGACAACAAGGGGTAACGCAAGGAGTGCGGTAATGCGAGCAAAAGAAATAATGCTATATTGTGAAGCCGAAAATACACCAATTTTTAATAACAAGTCTTATGAAAATTTTTGTGAAACTCTTGGGGTTTTACCGCATGGCATCAGTTGTACAGAGAGACAGGTTTTAGAAATTTTATTAAAGCGAGGTGCTTGCACTTTATCTATGCTCTCTGCGTCTACTGGCCTAAGCCCCTCATCTCTAAGAAGGGATCACGAATTATATTTATTAAAGAAGCATTTTATGGAGATTGATGGCAAGAGAAAGATTACCTCTCACGGCAGGAAAGTTCTTGAGTCTATAAATTAGTGTAATATATAAATGTGTTAAAGCTATTTTGTTTTATTTATCTTTTTTTATTTCAAATAAATACCTTTGCATTAAGAGAACCTTCTCAGGTCGGACATAAATATGCAGACCTCAAGATAAATGACGTTCAGAAATTCATTTCACAAGACAAACAAGTAGATTATATTTTGTTTACAGACTCTGGGGCTTATAAAATTAAGTCTATAAATGACTATACAACCTTAAAGGTCGCCTCTTTTTTAAAGGTAAACAGAGGCAAGACAAAAAAAATAGTTTTGCATTTTAATTATTTTAATGTTGGAGCAGGAAAGACATATCAGTATTCTTTTCATGTTTGCAATGTTTTCGCAGATTAAATTAGTTTAAAACCTTGACATCCCAAGTGGAGTCTATTTAATGGAGGGTATAAATTATGAGTGAAATGAAAATATACTTACAGAACTTGGTTGAAAAAAAGAAACTCTCTCGTAGTCGAGCGATTGAAATATGGACTCTTTTTGTTGAAGAGTGCGAAGACACAAGCGAAGGCCACGCATGGGATTTAGCCCAGCAAGAAATTGATTTTGCTTTAGAAGGAGAATAGATTATGTGGAACTATAGAATAATTAAATTTCCTATGAAGGACAACCATGAATATGATTATGGCTTGTATGAAACATTTTATAATGATGAGGGCGAAGTTTGTGGTCACGATGAAGTTCCAACTATTGTCGGTGCTTCAGTAGAAGAAATACAGAAGACGCTAGAGATGATGATAAACGATGTAAATAGATGCAAAGATAATGTTCTTAAAGGAGATCAAATAAAGTTTGCGCCATTCTATGACGAGAGCGAAGGGCTTATTGAAATAAAAGACCTAGACTCTTTTCTTAAAGAGGAAGATAAACAATGAGTAAAGCTGTAGAAAAGTTAATCGAACAAGAAAATCAAAACATCCTTGAGATGCTTCATACAGAAGAAGCCCTCATGGTTTATGTTTATTATAAACTTGACGCTGACGGCAAGCGAGTCTACGATAGGCAAACAATGAGAGAAGAATTTGAAGAAAACATGGAAACATTAATTTCATTAAATAAACAAAGAGAAAATGGAGGAATATAATGGAGAGAAATAAGACAAGTAAAGAATTAGACAAAATTTTTGATGATGGAGAAGTCGATATTAACGACTACTTAGATTTATCATCTGCAAATAAGCCAAATAAAGATAAAGTAATAATGAATAAAGAAATTGAACGATTAAATAAACGCTTAGAAGACTTGATTAAATTAACTGAGAACGAGGCTCATAAATCAGCCATCTTGCAGGATGCGCTTGAGTGCATTCTTGAGGCGACAGATGATGACCCCAGAACAATTGCGGAAGAAACTCTGGAAGCTATAGCTGAATACCGCAACTGGGAGGATCAATAATAAATGAAACTGACCAAAAATCAGAAAGATAGACTGAAATACTATGATTGGGATGCCGTGGAGGGCGACAATGGCGAAAATTGTTCTTGGATTAGTATTACTCCCGAAAATGGAGTCATCTTTCAAGAGTGCGTTGATGTTTTTGGCTTGACAGGAGATGAGGAAGATATCAAGCTATTGGTTATTGGAACTAAAGAAGGAGATGATTAGTTTATTCAATCAACATATATTTAAAACGTGTCGATAAAATAGAGAAATATAAATATGAGTAAAAGTTATAATATCACAATCCCTGTTGACGAGCATGAACTGCACGAAATATTGTTTGAAGGCAAGTCATTTGAATGGACATTTCCTGCGGAGAATGAGGAAGGTGTTGAAGTAAATGTAACCTTGGAGAAAGAAAATAATGAGTAAATATAAAGTAGCATGGAGTAAAACCTATCATACCTCTGGCGAAGTAGAAATAGAGGCGGTATCGGAAGCTCATGCAGTTCAGAAGGTTGAAGATGAAATGGGGGGTTATGAAGGCAGTATGCAATATGATCCCAAGTACGACTATATAGAAGTAGTTGGAGAAGTTAAGAGCATTACTACTCAAATGTGTGAAGATGTTTTAGACAAAGCTAGAGAGCTTGGAGCCTTATCTTATCCTAGAGATTTTGATGGAGCGCATCACGTAAATAAAGCGCAAGAACGCCTAGACAAATTTAATAAAGATAACCCAGTAGACAACTTACAAGACTTAATGTAACATGAAAACATATGAAGTAGAATTTACCTCAAGCACATTTCGCACATATTATGTGGATGCAGAGTCAGAGCATGAAGCGAATGAGATGGCTTTAAAAGTTCTTGAAGAAGATTTTGAAGTCTCTCCAGCATGGGTGGAGAATGCAGAAATAAATTATATCGAACAAATCGGTAGAACAGAAACGCCAGAAAGTTGTGGATAATGAATATATATCTATTAAATAACAAACGAATTGAAGGACAACCCCTCAACTCTCAAATATTAAAGGCAAGCACTAGAACAAGTGAGTTTCCAGAAGGAATTGTTGTGAAGGTTCTTTATATAGCAGAGAACGGCTTTCCTTACATAAGATGTTGGATTAAAGAATATGGAGCATATAATTATCCACAAACTTTAATGCTGGAAAATTCATGGCAGAATGGTGACCAAATACATTGGTTTAATACCTGTTGCTCTGGAGCATTTACTTTAGAAAGATGGCATGAAATGCTTGAGGCGTTAAAACCTGTTGAGCGTTGGATAGGACAGGCTTTAGAATATAATCGAAGGAAACAAAATGCCCAACGAACTTATAGTCAAGCAGTATAAGATTATACTGGATGAGTTTGACCTAGAAATGGTTAAGCAAATCGCAGAAGAAATGGAGCATGACCTATATGCGCTTCCTATTGAGGAAGCGACAATCCAAGGTATTTTAAAACAAATAATTAATCAATTAAATAATGAAGACAAACAAGACCAACGAGGTCATTGATTCGTGGTGGAAATGCAAAATCAAATCAATTTTATTTGACACATCACATTCAACAAATAGAGTGGATTATATTTTAGCAAAAGAAAGGTTTATAAAAAAGTTAATTGAACAAAAATTTGAACGGATGGCAGAAGGTTCTTATAAAAAAGTTTTTTCAAAAAAAAGCGTTGACTTTGTGGTCAAAATTTACAATTCTGGCATCATAGATGATAAAAAAGACAAAAGGTTTAAATTAGATAAATATTGTGTGGATTCAATTTATTTTGACGGCGCAATCCTAATACAGCCGAAAGTTAAACGAAATAAAAAAAATAAAGCGTATGAATTTTTTGAGAAAAAGTGGGGAAAGCATTATTGCGAGTTGCATGACATTCATCAAGAGAATATAGGATGGCTAAATAATAAACCTGCAATCTTTGATTTCATAGGCCGTTAGTTTTGATAGGTGTATATATCTATTAATGCTACAATGGAATAAAAAAAAAGACAAGTTTGAGGTTTGCAAGAAATCCTTAAACAATCAAAGATATGATGGGCGTGTTGATTCGTTAGAATGGTTTTGTAGGTTTGCGTCAGGAGGGATGTTATTATTTATGTTATTTTTCTTAGGTATGTGTATGACATCTTAATGGAGAGTATATATTCTTACGATCACCCCAAATACGGAAAGTCTCACATCCAAATAACGGAGCAAGATGACGGACAATTATATTTGCAATTATTGAGCGATAATAAATTCGGGCATAGAGTCCAAAAATTATTTTGCCATATAGAAGATTTAGAGCAATTAAAGGTCGCAATACAAAAGCATTTTGAAAAAAAATACCCATTTAAATAAATTAAATGCGGGAATAGTTAAACGGATATAACTTTGGATTTCTAATCCAACATTCTGGGTTCGATTCCCAGTTCCCGTACCATCGTCAACCTTAAATAATTATGAGAGACTTACACATTCAATTAATAGAAGATTGGAATAATGCCAAATACATTGAAGTTGCTGATGAAGTTTCTCAAATGAGTTCGTCAGACATAGTTAGTTTTATCATTTCTTTTACAAAAGCAAAAGGGCAAGCGGAAGTGGGCGTACTGCACCGCTTAATGGAATAAAAATTATCATAAAGCCTTCTTGATGGCAGGGAAGCAATCTGCTTGAAGTGGCTCTACAATTAGGCGTATAGCTTTTTTTTATTTTTTTATTGACGTTTCACCAATATTCCTTTTGAATTGTTGGCATGATAAAAATTACAGATATATTCGATAACTTGTTTGCCAACCCAGTTTTACCAAAAGCCCCCAAAAAGGTTTTGTATGAGACTATTGACTCTCCTTCTTCTGAAGAGTTAATTAAAGTGGCAGACCCTTCTCCTCAGTTGGAATTAGAATTTTTAAAAAGGTATGATGAAGATGTTCCTTTGCTTAAAGAAGTTAATTCAAACATTAAGCCCCAAAAGAAAGAACTTACTCTTGATTCTTTTGTGGATGGCTTGAAGTATGGAAAGGTAAAAGAAGAAACCGCATATTGGGAGGGCTTAAAAGTGAAGAGTGATTTAGATTATTTTAAGCGTTGGGTCTTTGCGTTTGCCAGCATCCATACTACGTTCAAAAATAACGTAGAGGGCTATAAAATGTTAATCAATGATATGTCGTGGACTATCTCCAAAGAACGATTGTTGGAAATGCTGGAGGGTAGTTCGCTTGGACTAACAAGTATGCGTTATAAAGCTCTCTGGGATTTCGCTCGTAAGTTTCGTGCAAATCCAAAGCAATTTTATAAAAAAAGGAATGAAACTTGGGTAGAATTAAGAGATAGACTAGCCTCTAGCCTTTATGGTATCGGTCAAGCAAAAGTTTCTTTTGCTCTTAATTTGAGTTGGCCTGTTGAGGCCAAGGTTTGTTGCTTGGATGTACACTTGCTCCGCTTTCTTGGTTGGGATAAAAAGGCAGTACCTCCCCTCAAAAAGTATAAGGCGATGGAGCAGAAATGGCTTGACAAATGTGATGAGTATGGCATTGGCTATAATATCGCAAGAGAAATGTATTGGAATAAAATCCAAGGCAAGCGTAATTCACGTTATTGGAGTTACTGCCTAGAAAAATAGTTGACATTCCTTAAATATGCGTCCACTATATAAACATGAAAGATAATTCTCAGGCTCGACATCAAATTTGGGAAGCCATGCAAAATGGCGAGGCTCATGCTATTGGAGGTCTTCACGAAAATGATTTAGAGTGGATATTAAAGGAAGCATTGAAAGAACATTCGTTAATTAAGCTAGAAATCAGCAAAGAGTTGGATATGAATCATATTCACGTTAAGTTAGAAAAATTAGTTAAATAAAATTATGAACAAAATAAATATCATATCTATTGTCGTAGCTGGGTTTTGTGCGTTGTATTCTTATAACACATTTAATCGCAACGAACAATTAAAAACATTAATCCATATTAATGATAGCGAGCATAAACTCTTGCAGTCTCAACTTTTGGATTTGTCTTCTCAAATCCCTGTTATTCGCTCAAACGAATACCATAAAGGTTTTGAACAGGGTAGAGTCCAGCTTGGGGTAGCGTTTATGAATGAAGAAAATATGTTGAATTATTCTGATGGGTATCATACGGCAATCTCTCAATTCTCTCATTTAATTAATAGCGACAAAAACCTACTCAAGAATGTAGCTTCAACAAAAAAAGAGTAGGCTAATGACTAAGGAGGAATATTTAGCAAAGCTTGTTGACCCTGATAGCCAAAAATATTTATTCAATATTGTTAATCAATATGTTTTTGGTAGGCATAATGTCGAAGATATTGTACAAGATACTAATTTAAAAATTATAGAGAAATATTCCAATTACCAAGAGAAGGGCAAATTTAAACAATGGATTTATTCTATTGCGTATTGGACTGCCAAATCTTATTTAAAAAAGACTGCCATTTCAAAAGTTGAATATTGTGACTGCTCTAGTGTCGAAGAAGGAGTTTCGCTAAGTAAAGATAAAGACTTAATTCCAGAGGGTTCTATGGTGGAGCCAGAAGTTCTAAGCGTTATTAGGGAGTCGGAATTATTACTTGAAGAATTAGATATTGCCTTAAATTCTCTTTCCCCTATACAAAAGGAGGTTATCGGAATGTACCTTCAAGGTTATAAACCTAGAGAAATGAATAAAATGCTACCAAATAGAAATATTCATCAGATTTACAAGACTCGCACAAGAGCATTAGATAAAATAAAAAAAATAGTGCAATTAAAAAGAAACGAATGGTTAGTGAGAAAAAAAGATTGACTTACAATTATAAATCGTCAAAATTGAGGAATAAATTAAATGGATGAAACATTAATAGGATGTATAAACAAACGGAAGCTGAGAACGCCAGAGGATTAATGAAAAGCGAGATGGAAAAAAGGATTACAGAAGTTCTTGAGAAATATTCAGACATAAACATGGCAAGTGAATCTGGTAGGAAATATTTAGCAAAAGAGATAGAGCAAGAGGTTAAGTGGCTTATGGATAAAATGTTCATGGAGGAATATGAATTAATTTTAAATCCAGAAGCAGATACTCCTTTTTAATTAAAACAAACAAAAAAATATAAAATTATTAGCTATGAAACGAACAGAATTTATAGATGCATTTGCCGATAGGCATGAAGATGAAGAAATCCTACGAGCAGATGGGCTGGATGAGGCTTGTGTTGGCTGGACAGACTCATGGAATGGATCAGGTGATGAAAGCGAATTTACCCCAAGCCGAACCATAAGATTAATTTACGACATTGGCAAAGTTATTGATATTCTCCAAGAAAGAGACGGCATGACCTATGAAGATGCTGTAGAGTTTTTCGATTTTAATATTGCTGGGGCTTACTTTGGTAAAGGTACGCCGATTTTTATAAATAATTTGCAGGACACTAATGAATATTGTATGTAAATGTGTACAATATTTTATATGAATGCAGACCTTTATTATAGATCAGTTAAGTTTTACATTGGTTATTTAGATGACGCAAAAAGTTCAGTCATGGATACCGCCGTTGATTATGATCCAATAAAAGCCGATAGAGTTATAAATGCATATAAATATACTTTACGCAAAATAATTGAACATGGTGACCTTTTTATGTTGTGCGAGAAAGATGATTGGGAAAAACTATCAGAAGTTAGTGATATAACACGAAGTTTCAAAAAGTTTTTGTCAAAGCTATGATTTTTTCTCGTCTATTATAATTTCGCTATAGAAGTCTCTTTTTTCTCCTTCATCCAACTCGTTTAATCTCTTTCTTGCCCATCGTTTTGCGACATCTTTTTTATGTTGCCAAGGATCGCCAGAAGTTAAACATTGCGTTTCGTCCAAGAACATACTTTGCATAAAATTACGATAAAAAAATTTAAATATTTTTCGATTTCTTTTTCTCACCTAAGTTATTTTACACAAGATAAATATAAAAAAACAATGAATAATTATATTATACCAAATATTCCAGAGGAGGTTCTCTGGGTGAATAATTCCATTATAAAAAACATGGACTTAAAAAAGATAAAGGCGAGTCGCACGACTGATACTTATCCCGATAAAACATTTGTGATTAAAATGTCGCAGATTAAATCACAAAGAAAAAACGCTTCAATAACTTTTTGGAGCAACAGCAAGACTAAAAATTATCCAGCGAATCAATGGCGACCAAATGGGCATACATGGACTTATCGCCCCAAGTCAGTAACAAACATTTACTTTGATGAAGACACAAAGGAATATACCTTTAGCTGGGGAAGTGGTGGAGAAATTAGCGAGTCAGAATTTTATTCTCTTTTTAAAGTATCCAGTTCAGTTAAAGAATTTTTAGAAAAGATTTGACATTCTTTAAAAAATCAACAGGCTTAAATGTATGAATAAAAAATTCACATACAAAGCAGTCTTATATTCTTATAATGAAGATGATAGGGTCTATAGTAGTTTTTCGGAAAAAAAGGATTACGCTAATTTACTTAAAATAGAAAAGACTTTCATAGACGAAGTTGGTTTGAAGAAAAATTGTTTTGAATTAGCTTCCGACTTATTTAAGAAACGAGGGCATGAGTATGATTGGGACTCCGACAAGGGATTATGTGTCGGCATTACTCGGAATCGGGGAAATGTTAGAGCAGAATCTTTTAGGGATTGGGTATTGTGTGGATGTCGAAATTAAATTTAAAAAGGTAATGTAGCGGAGTTTTTATCTTTTGCTCTGGTTAGTTTTCATCACCTGTCCAAGAACTACATAGAAGTTGGACAACTTTAACTTTTAAATAAAACTTAATAAACCAAATGGTTAAAACAACAAGATATAGAGTAAAACAAAATCAGACTGATTACTACAATAAAACATATACTCTTGAGGAATATATTATTGAAGGCGGAACAAATGGTGCTGATGGAGAGGTCATCCAATCGGGAAGGGTTAAAATAAAAGAGGAGGACATACTTAATTTAATACAATTTTGCTTGGAACAACGAATCCTAGTCGAAAAGGCCAAAGAAGGGAAACAACTTTACAATTATTTAGAGATGGGCAACAAGCACCAACCTAATAAAAAAAATATTGAAGCTAACTTCATTGACCCCACAACTGCCTACGAGGATAGCTTGAGCAAACCTGCTCTTGACAGGTTAAAAAGGACAGGCTCAACAAGTTGTCAGGCTTTGCACCATCAACTTTCTGACACTCCTTTTTAAAAAAAGATTTGACATTGGCAAAAAAATAATCAGACTGGATTACAAGATTAAGAAAAACTGAAAATAATTACTGACTATGATTACTACAAACAAGACACACACATTGGTTCGCTCACATGACTTTGAAGAATCCGAATTTGGCATTGACCAAGAGGATATTTCTTTTGTTATTGATTTATTGAGGAATCAAATTTATTCCAACAAACCTCTCGCAGTTATTCGGGAATATTCTACCAATGCCGTAGATGCCCATGCCGAAGTAGGGATTGGAGATACTCCTATTGAGGTTACATTGCCAACGAAGTTTGAGCCAACCTTTAAGGTTCGTGATTTAGGTACTGGATTGAGTGATGATGAAATCCGCAATCTTTATACTCGTTATTGTAAGTCAACGAAACGTAATTCCAATGCTTTTACTGGTCAATTAGGTATCGGTTGTAAGGCTGGATTTGCTTATGGAGATAATTTCGGTATCATTTCGTACAATAATGGTACAAAGAATACTTATAATGCTCAAATTGATGAGACGGCTAAGGGCAAAGTAATTCTTATGGATTCATCTCCGACTACTGAGCCTAATGGCATGGAAATTGTTATTTCAGTAGCTGATACTGATGTTGATACTTTTAGAAAAGAATCGCTCAACTTATTTCGTTATTTTAAAGTCAAGCCAAAGATTCATAATCTAGGCGAAGATAAACTTGAAGAAAAAGTTGTTGCATTAGAAGGAGACTTCTGGACTCTATATGATGATGGTACTGCTAACCATAATGGTTATCGGGCAAGGTATGATTATAGTAGATCAAATCAGACGATTGCTATAATGGGGAATATCGGGTATCCTATTCAGAGGGAATCCATTCAGCACATGGATTCTAATCTACAAGATTTATTGTCTGTAGATAATCTTGAAATTGAATTTGACATTGGAGAATTAAATATAGCTCCAAGTCGTGAAGGTCTGGAATATACCAAGCGCACTCAAGAGGCAATTAAAAAGAAAATTCAGTCAGTTAAAGATGACCTAGAAAATATTGCACAAGAAAAATTAGGCAATGCTTCTGATCTTTATGAAGCGAAGTGCAATTACGCATCTATTGTTAATTCGCTACCACATTCTATTCAGTATGTATTGCAAAATAGCTTTAAGTGGAATGGTGTTAAAATTACTGATGCTCGCATTCACCAAATTAGAGTAGATCACTATAGTCCAGAAATGACTATCCGTAATTACTGGAAAGAAGATGATTCAGCTAATACAGATGGCTATAAAGTAAAAAGTCGATTAGTAAGGCAAATTGATTGTCATGCAGATAATTTGCTTGGATATAATGATTGTACATCAAATCATGGTATGGCATTAAAAGCTCGCACATTATTTAAGGAGAATCCAGATGCAAAGAATATCTTTATGGTTTGGTTTAAGGATGATGTTACAAAGCAAAAGTTTTATGATGAACGAGACTTTGAACACATTAGCGATAATAATATAAATTATTTTTCAAAGCTAGATAAGTCTCCAAGTGGTTACGTTTCAAAGGGAGGTACTCGAAAATCGTCTGAAGGTTCTCGCCAACACGTTAAGGTTTTTAAGTTGCGCTTGGATTCCAAACACAATGACCAAGACAATTGGGCTGATGTTGAAACAGATGATGCGCCAACTCAAGGTGTTTATGTACCAATCCTGCGATACAAGATTGTTAATGGTAAACGCCATGCTGAATCTTTTGACACAAGAGAATTGGCAACCTTTATTAAAAGCATAAAAGATATTTGCGGATTAGAAGTAGAGGTTTATGGAGTCCGTTGTAAGGATACCGAAAAGTTGGACGATTCTAACTGGACGCATTTTAAATCTTGGTTGAAGAAAAATGTTGATACGATTATCACTCCAAAGTTGTGGCAGGAATATGCTGATGAATTATCGTACAATAATATTAGTTCAATTGACTTTATGTCTTGCAAAGAGTTTGTAAAGAAAGCTGGCGAGTTGGATGATTCTAATATCATTAAAAAAGCTATCAACTTCCTTCCAAAGCATGACGATGGAGTATTTAGTTATCATTCCCTTCAAAGGGTTAAGACTCTGCTTGTGGCTTTAAAATCAATAGATACTGCTTACGATGGAGATTTCATCTCTAATAACATTAAACAATATACTGCTGAATTAAGCGTAAAGGATGTAGAAAAGGCTCATAAGTTATATCCGATGATTGAAATGGTTGAATTGTATTCTTGGAGATTTGATAAAGAGCAAGCAACCAAATTGGTTAATTATATAAAACAAATGGATGAGCTAAATGCCTTCAAGCAAAACTAGATTTCTTAGTAGTCATAGTGTAATTATATTATCATATAAAGCCAGAGGGAGAAAGTCACTCCCTCTGGTTTAAAATTTATTTAAAAAGAGTTGACAGAGGAAAGAAAAACCCCTACTCTATAGGGACACAATTAAAAAAGAGGAAAAAACAATTATGCAAAAATTAGCTTACAATCTCGGAGAGAACGCCATCACCATCTTTGCTGATGGGCAAGTTCATTCAGTTCGCAGGGACAATTTGAACTTCATGCAGGTTCGTCAGTCTTTACTTGACGGAAATTACGATAAAGTTATTAAACTCGTAGACACAAAGAGCGCAGTTGAAGATTATTCTTTGGGCAATATCCAAATTAAAGAGGGTGATGTTTATTACAATCATTCTTCTGGTGAGCAAGAAAAGCTCAATGGAGTTGTGATTGATAAGTTGTTGTCTCTTATGCGCGAAGGCATTAAAGACCCTTCTCCGATCTTCAATTTTATTGAAAAGCTATTGGATAATCCCTCTCGTAATTCAGTAGAGCAACTTTATAATTTTCTTGATTACAAAGAATTACCTATTGATCCAGACGGCTATGTTGTTGGATATAAGGGTGTTCGTGACGATTATAAAGATCAATACTCTGGAAAGTTTGACAATAGCGTTGGAGAAACGCTTGAAATGAAGCGTAGGAGTGTCGATGACGATCCTAATAATGGATGCTCTTACGGATTTCACGTTGGTTCATTCGACTATGCAGATAGTTGGGCTGGAGCAGATGGTAGGCTCATGGTTGTCCGTTTTGATCCCAAGGATGCAGTAAGCGTTCCTAGTTGTTCTTCATATCAAAAGTTGCGAGTATGCAAATATGAAGTGATTGCGGAAATTACCGATGGTCGCAAGGAATGGGATAAGCCTGTCTATTTTGATGAGGATGAAGATTATGATTCTGATTGGGATGAAGAGTATTATGACGATGATGAAGATGAATCATGGGACGATGAATTGTCTGCAAATGAATTAGCGATTCGTAATTATATCGAAAATCGCCATGCAGAAGGAATTAACCCAACAATAAAACAAGTGCAGTCAAGGATGAAAGGCATTTCGTTATCTTCTAAAGAAATCATTGCGATTGTTGAAGGGCTTAATTCTGATGGATGGACTTTTAAAGTAGAGTCGATTGACGATAAGAAAACAAGTCGGTCTGAAATTTACGCAAACTACAATTTAAGGAGTTAATTTTATATAAGGGAGAGGTTGTTCTTTTAATTTAAGCGCACACAAATTAGGTTCGGCCTCTCTCTTTATTTATTATGAAACTTAATCATATCAAAAGTTTTTTATATTATACTTATTTTCAAGAAGCTCATTTTGTTTCCATAGATGACCTTCCTCCAATTATTGTTACGTTATTTGCTATTACCGATGAAGATGGAATTGTAGTTACTATTCCTTATAACGAGAAATACGGACATGATTTTAAAGATATTTCTTTTAGGCAAAGTGATTTATTTTCTTCAGCAAGATTTGATGATCGGATTGAGGTTAAGGATTCTGAAGGAGTTAGTCGCAAAGTAAGATTTTTTAAGTTACATAATATGCTTACAGCTAATTATAAAAGATTTTTAATGAAAGAAGAAGAAACTTTCTGAAGCAGAAAGTTGTTTTATCATTGACATTCTTTTTAAATGCGTCAGAATTGAAGCATGAAAAAATTAGAAACCTTATATAAAAGAGATACCAAAGGCAACATACGTGAATGGACAATTTGCGTAAACGGCAACAAATTCTGGACAGAAGGAGGCATTCATGGAATGAAGATGAATGTTGCCAAGCCAACGAGTTGCACGGCAAAGAACATTGGGCATTCAAACGAAACGAGTCCAGAAGTCCAAGCTGAATTGCAAGCCAAAGCAAAGTGGGATAAAAAGCTCCGCTCTGGTTACTTCACCAATGTCAACGATGTAGATGATAAAAAATTCTATGAGCCTATGTTGGCGCACAATTACAAAGATAGGATAGCTGAAGTAAAGTATCCTGTTTATTCGCAACCAAAATTAGATGGTATTAGATGCGTAGCAAGATTAGAAAAGGGAGAAGTGGTTGCCAGAACAAGAAATGGCAAGATAATCGAAGCAATTCCTCATATCACTAATGAGTTGAAAAATTTCTTGCAATCAAATCCAGAGATCATCTTGGATGGAGAATTGTATAATCACGATTTCAAGGACAACTTCAATAAGATAACATCACTTGTTCGCAAACAAAAACCTGTTCGATCTGCATCTGATACAGATAATTCTTTTATCAAGAAGCAAGATAAGTGGACACAATCTTTAGTGGAATCAGAATCTGCGATTCAATATTGGATTTACGATTGTCCGAAAATTGCTCAAGCTAAAGAAGCAGTTCCATTTAGTCTGCGCTTTACTACTTTGCAAAATATTTTACAAGAAAAATCTTGCATTAAACTTGTACCTACCGCCGAAATTATGGGTCAAGCATCGTTAAATTCGATGTATCAAGAATATCTACGAGATGGTTACGAAGGACAAATGGTAAGAAAGGATATGGGTTACGAGCAGAAACGCTCCACATCTCTATTAAAACGTAAGGAGTTTCAAGATGCTGAGTATAAAGTAATTGATATTGAAGAGGGAAATGGAAATCGTCAGGGAACTGCAAAGAATTTGACGTTAATTGATCCGAAGTCTTTACAAGAATTTAATTCTAATATTAAAGGTAATTTTGAATATTTGGCAAAAATCTTTAATAATAAAGAAGACTATATTGGCAAGCTCGCCACAATTAAATTTTTTGAATATACTCCAGATGGAATACCCAGATTTCCTTACGCAATAGGATTTAGAGATTATGAGTGATAGCGAAACACAATCGGATTACAAAATTATTGAAACTAAAATTAATCTCATGGAATCCATGTTAGATAGCTATATAGAAAATAACAGCTATCCAACCATCAAGCAAATACAAGCACAACATCCAACAGGCATAATGTCTTTGCGGAAAGCATTGAATATTTTGGTAAGAGAAACAGAGAAACAATTACCAGAAACGATAGATAACCCAACAAAAGAAATTAAAGAATTAATCGATGCAATTGCAAAGGTTAAGAAGTATGTTGAGTATCTATAATTCAAAGCAATTACAAATTCATTAAGAATTATGTCAGAAATAGAACCAGATATGAACGAACGATATATTGTATATGATAACAATGGAAACTTTGCTACTGCTTACAATTTAGCTCTTGGCAAGGCTCTAGCATTGAACTGGGCGAAACTCGCTTGTAATGAATTATCAGGCAAGGTCACGCTTTCTAATCGGGATAATACTCCTTCAGAAAAGGTAATTTACCAAAGCCGATCCAAGTAGCATCCTTTGCTATTTGATATTACATACCCATATACAGATAACATATAGCATAATACAAGAAGTATATATTATATAATAATATATAAAGTAAAAATTCTTGAAAAATTGAGTGGGAAAATACTACCACACTTAATTAATTATTTATTTTTGTTTAAAAATATACTTATTTCAATTAAGTTAATTATTATCTGAACAAATAGGTTGACAACATCAGATTAATATTCTAATCTATTATCATACAAGATTAAGAAAGGGAAAAAATGAAAATACAATTTGGAAATTATCGCATTACTAAAGCAGACGATTTAAATTTGGTCGTTGAAAATTTTAGAACTCCAGCTTTAAGCAAGAATCCGAAGATAGCCGAAAAACAATCGAAAGAAAAAAAGTGGCATTTTATGGGTTATTGCGATAAGCCAGAATTGGCGTTAAATAAGATAGTAACACATTCTTTAATAAATGAAGATATAAAGAGCGCAAATAATTTGATAGAAAAAATTAAGGAATTGCGGGCTTACATAAATGATGTCCTCCCCAAAATCCCAGCATCATAAGCCCAAAAAGTCTGGCTTGGGCGGGAGTGGAGCAAATTGCACCACTCCTGTCCCGTCAGCGAGTACGCCATGCGCTAGAAATTTAGTATTAACAATTGTCTTGGCAATATTACCTTTAGTATGTGCCTTGTTATATCAGAACGCCCAAATAAACAGAAATAATAATGAAATTAAACTTTACTCCGAATTACTGGAACAACTTAATAATAAAGAAAATCTTACAAAGCAGGAAGAGCAAATAAAAGAAGATTTAGAAGAGAAGCTAGAAGACCTGCCAGATAATAACACAAATAATAATATAAAGCCAACCTTTAACAGAAAGCCTTGGCATAAAGGATCAAATAGCAGAAGAAAGACTCGTTAATAATAAAGAATTTTGAATGAATTTGCGCCGTTTTAATAAGTTTTGGCTTAATAAGAAATAATATGAAGAAATGTGGATTAGATTGTTGGGTGATAGTATTTGTTACTTTTTTCCTTTTGTTTATGATTACTTGTTCTGGATGCAAGACTACATATGAACCGCCAGACTATTATCTTCAGCAATATACTGAAAGCCGAATTGAATATAGCGCAAATAATAATAAAGAAGATTTAATGGAAGCAGGTCGTAACTGGAACTTATATTGGAAGGCGAGAGCCTATGAGCTTAATAACAATTGAGAACTTAATAATACTATTTTCTTTATGTAGTTCGGGCGTTGCAAGTTTGGGGTTGACAAGGTATGGGGTAGAGTTCATTCTTGTTCACATAACAATGCTAATAATAATCAGTTCAATGTGGTACGGCCTTTATCGTTTAATAAAACTATTAT